TTTGCCTTGTAGCAAGATATAAATGAAATTAATTACAAAGCTAAGCATGTAGAAAGCGAAGGCTAGTTAGTTTTGTACCGGGGTTCGAGTCCCCGCCGGTCCACCATTAGAGTACATTAGTCTTGATACTTTGAATAAAAGGTGTCAAGACTGTTTTTTTATGCTTTTTAGGGGTAAATTAGCACTTTTAGAGTGAAAATTGTTTTGGATTTTCGTTCCCGTGGTGTTTCTTGTTCCTTTTGTATCAAAATTATATCGTTGCTTTAATAGGTGTTAGAACGATTACTGAGGTAGTAGAACGATTACTAGGCAAAAATCAGTGTTAGAACGATTACTTCCGACACCCCTAGAAAATGAGTTAAATAGTTTTTGTTCTAAAATTAAAGTAACGAATATTAAAACGCTTATTATTGTTAAAAAATAACTGTTTTTAGGATATATATTTTTCCTTTTTATAAAATCTTTACAATTGTAAATAAAATCTTTCACAGACATTATTAAAATCTTTGACAGAACAGTTAAAATTTGATATAATTAATAAGCATATAAATGGAGGCTTTGCGATGAAAATTTCTTATAATAAATTATGGAAAATCTTAATTGATAAAAAGATGAGAAAAATGGATTTACAAAATCTTGCAGGACTTAGTTCTGCTTCGATAGCAAAGCTTGGCAAAGATGAGCCTGTTACAATGGAAGTATTAATGAAAATATGCATTGCCTTAGATTGTAATATTGGAGATATTGTAGATTTTATAAAGGAATGATTTGACAATGAAAAAAATAAATATTGCAACTGTTTTTAGTGGTATAGGCGCACCTGAACAAGCATTAAAAAAACTTGGATTTAAGACTAATATAGTTTTTGCATGTGATAATGGTGAGATTGAAATTAAAGACAATGTAGAAGATATAAAAAAAGTCATCGATGAGATGGATGATAAAAGTGCCAATGCATATGTAAAAAAATTATATTCTTTAACTAAAAAAACGAATTATGTGAAAATTAGTTATTTTGCTAATTATAAGATTAAAGAAGATAATTGGTATGATGACATTCGATTTTTAAATGGAGAAATTTATAAAAATAAAGTTGACTTATTAGTTGGTGGTAGCCCCTGTCAAAGTTTCTCAATTATTGGAAAACGTGCCGGTTTGGAAGATACACGTGGAACTCTTTTTTACGACTATGCTCGTTTAATTAAGCAAGTCGAACCTAAGGTTTTTGTGTATGAAAATGTTCCAGGAATGATGCAACATGATCATGGAAACACATGGAATGTGATATTAACTGTTTTTGAATCTTTGGGATATAAAATATATTATTCAATACTCAATGCTAGAGACTACGGAATACCACAAGATCGTAAAAGATTATTCGTGGTTGGTTTTAAAGATAATTCAATTTCATTTAAGTTTCCACAACCAATCAAATTAGAAAAAGAAATGAAAGACTTTCTAGAAGAAGATGTAGCTATTAGGCATTATTTAGGAAAAAAAGGATTTGAATTTGTTACAAACCCGAAATATAAAAATCGTGCAAGAATTAATCAACCAGTCATACAAACTCAAAAAGCAAATCAACAATTTAATTGGAATGGAGATTTTGTATTTGAGCCTATAGAACAAATTAGAACAAAGGAAAATAAAGATGGAATACTTAGTAGAGCTTATGTTTCTAACTGGAACGGACAAATAGGTGTAATAAGGCAATTATCTTATAGAGAATGCATGAGATTAATGGGATTTCCTGATTCTTATAAGATTGTAGTTCCTAACGTTCCTGCTTATAGACAAGCTGGCAACTCTATAGTTGTTAATGTTTTAGAAGCTATTTTTAATGAAATTATAAAGGTGGTTAAAATTTATGAAGATTAGATTAGCAACTATTTTTAGCGGGATTGGAGCAGTTGAATTTGCTTTGAAAAGACTTAATATAAATCATAAGCTAGTTTTTGCATGTGATAACGGAGAAAGAGATGTCGAATATGACATTGAAAAGCAAAAAGAAGAATTGTTAAAACTCGATTCATTAGAAAAAAAACATGATTTTGTTGAGGCTCTATATGAGTCATTAACAAAAAAGAAAAACTATGTTGAACAAAGTTATTTGGCCAATTATCCTAATCTTTCAAAAAAAATGTTTTATCAAGATGTTATGCTTCTAGACGGAAGAGATTTTAAAGATAAAGTAGACTTGTTCGTTGGAGGTAGCCCCTGTCAAAGTTTTTCTTCGGTGGGCTTTCAAGGTGGGTTGGAAGATACTAGGGGGACACTTTTTTATGAATTTGCTAGATTGGTCAAAGAAATTGAACCTAAGGTATTTATATATGAGAATGTGCGAAATCTTTTAAATCACGATCATGGAAAAACTTGGGAAATAATAAAAAAAGTATTTGATTCTTTAGGATATTCATATAAATTTGATGTGTTGAATGCAGCTGATTATGGAATACCACAAACTAGAAGAAGATTATTTGTAATTGGTTTTAGAAATGATTATAAAATGTATTTTAATAATTTTGTGTTTCCACCTAAGCAAAAGAAATTATTATTTAAAATGAAAGATTTTACTGAAAATTTTTCCCATTTTGGTGGTATGTCTTACAATAATTATGGAGAAATTGAATTCGATAATATACCAGGAAGCGTAGATTCGAAATATATTTTAAGTCCAAAACTTTATAACTATGTAATGAAAAGTGGAACTAAAACTTTTGTCCAAAAAGTAGAAATCAATAAAGATATAGCAAGGACTTTGTTGAAGACGATGGGGAATAGACATAGAGCAGGGGTTGATAATTATGTATCTTTTGATGGCACGGAAAGTTTAGGTTCGGTTAGAATGTTAACTGAAAGAGAAGCTCATCGTTTAATGGGTTTTACTGATGATTATAAAATTGTCGTATCTCGTGCTCAAGCTTATAAACAAGCAGGTAATTCTATAGTAGTAGATGTGCTTATGGAAATTTTGAAAAATATAATATCTACAGGTATTTTCAATGAGGAGGGATAATTATTATGCTTACATTAAATGATGCTAAGAATAGTTTAGAAGGCGTTTTAAAACTAAGTGATTGTGAACGTGAGTTTGTTGTTAAATGGTTGAGTGGTTCTAGCCAAGCGAGTTTTTTTATAGGTGATAAGCCTGAATTAAAAAACGAAATTAAAAGCTTTATTTTTGGAGAGAAAAAATGCTATCTTGACTTAAATTCATATGTTTCTTATTTAAAAAAAATTAAGATTATTGTTGAAAAATATAGCTCAATGTTTTATGGCCCATTTGATAAAATCGATTACTTAATCAATAAGTTTTCTAACATAAATCCATCTAATGCTTATGTTATTTTGAGTTATGATGGTGATGATAGATATATTCGCATTTTAAATGATAAAAACGGATATAAAGAAAATGTAATTAATTATGGAGAATTGCCATTAAAAAATGGTGATGATTTTCGTCACTCGTTCTTAGGTGGTATTACCAATATCAAAATTAGTAAAGAAAATAATGAATATAAAATTTTTATTAATCTTATTAATGATTGGAGAGATGTACTTATGCAAGAAAAAGGTAAAAAGGTGGATTTAGAATCATTGGTTAATATTTTTAATGATGAAATGGCACAAAACATAAATAATGGAAATAGTCTAGAAATAGCTGCATGTATATTTGGAATTAAGTATGCGCCACTCTTAAAAAATAATGAAAGCAAGTTTTCTTATATTGATATTGTTAATAATTCTAGATTTAATTCAAATACAGTTATAGATAGTTTAAATAAGGGAATGCTTATGTCATCATCTATTTTGTGGAGCAAAAATGTTTTTGATGATGAGCAAAACGGTGATATGAATTTTAATGTTTATGGCATTCATATTAAATATCAAAATTCAGCTATGGACCCTAATAATCCACACGTGTGCATTGGATGGAGTCCATTAGGGGATATTTCAGCCATTGCTAACAAAAACGACATGAAAATTTTGTATTCCAGTAAATGGCCTGAAGCCTCAAGTAATACAACTGGTGCTAATGTAGGTCAAATTTGGATGTTTAAGGATACAATCAAAATAAATGATTACATTGTCTTCTTTGATAGAGGAATAGCACATATTGGTAGAGTTACAGGAAACTATGAGTATTTGACAAATGTTCCAAATCAAAGCGGTGATTATGTCAATAATAGAAAAGTAGAATGGATTAAAGATATACCATATAAAGATTTACCACAAGAATATGCAAAAAGTGCTTTAACTAGAAAATCAGTGTTTAAATTGGATTCGTATAAACCTTTAATTCAAGAAATCATAAATGGAAATAAAATTGTTAAGGATGAATACGATGATGTTGATGAAGAAGACATGGACGAGAATGGTGCATATCCTCTTTTCAATTTTACTAAATCACCTATCACTGATGGTCAAAACCTTATTGTTTATGGAACACCAGGTTGTGGGAAATCATACTATGTTGAACATACACTATTAGATGGCTATTCAAAAGAAAACTACATTAGGACAACTTTTTATCAAGATTACACAAACACTGACTTTGTAGGTCAAATTTTACCGGTTGTTGAAGGGGATAAGGTTACTTACAAATTTAATCCTGGTCCTTTTACTCTTGCATTGGAACAAGCAATTAGAAAACCAAACGAGAGAATTGCCTTAGTTATTGAAGAATTAAATAGAGGTAGTGCAGCTAGCATTTTTGGTGATATCTTCCAACTTTTGGATAGAAAAGAAGGAGTTAGTGAATATGGAATCACTAATGTTAACATCATCAATTATTTAAAGGAGAAGTTTGAGGGTGTTTATACATTTAAAGAAATTAGACTACCAGGTAATCTTTCAATTTACGCAACAATGAATACGTCTGACCAAAATGTATTCACATTGGATACTGCCTTCAAGAGAAGATGGAAATTCAAAAAGCTTATTAATGAGTTTGCAAAAGACCACAAATTCAAAGATAAGTATATTCCAGGCGCCGATATTACATGGGAAGAATTAGTCAATGATATAAACGAATATATTTTAGAATGCTCAAGTGGACTTAATAGTGAGGATAAGCAATTAGGAGTATATTTCGTTGATGAGAATGGAATGAGAAAAGAAAAGGTAGATGCATCCGATCCTGAGGCAGTCAACGCTTTTGCTTACAAAGTACTTGAATACTTATGGTCTGATGTTGCTAAATTTGATAGAAATAAATGGTTTGCTGATGGAATCAAATCTCTAGATGAACTTGTAAAAGAATACAAGGAAAAAGAATTAGAGGTATTCGTAGATGGCATCTTCAACAAGTAAAAAAGATATTGTTGACATTGAAATAAATTATCATAAAGTTACTAATAAAGTAGATGACTCTTTTATTGGTATAAAAATCAAGAATAATAGAATCGACTTTTATTACCCTGAAACATATAACTTTGATGAGTCATCTATTGAAAAATCAAGAGAAGATGTTCTTGCGATATTACAAACAATATCAATTGCAAAAACACATTCTGATTCGAGGATAAAAGTCGAGTCATCGTTTTCAAATAATGAGGCTATTCCCTTGTTATCATATTTATGGATTATTAGAGACTACTTGATGAATGGATTTTATGTCAACAGGGAAAAAGTCTTAAAGAAAAATCAAAGAGGAAAAGTTGATTGGAAAAGGACTCTAAATGGTCAACCGATTATATCAAAAGGCAATGTTGTATATAGCGACATTGTGGTATCAGTCAAAAATGAGCTTGATAACATTATTGTTGAAATTCATAAATATTGTGTTAAGAAAAGCCTAGATATCTTAGGATGGTTATTTGGAATTAACAGTTCTAATTTTATTGAAACTAAACCATTCTATAAAGAATTAAAGAATCTCTATATCGATACTTTAAGAAAAGAATTGAGTCAAACTTTTGATGATGAAAAGAAACTAAGATTATCGAATATGCTTTCCATCATTGAAGGTTTAAACGATGACCAAAATGGCAATGAACTAGTATATGGTGTTGATTCCTATGCTTATATTTTTGAAAGGATGATTAATTCAATCTTTGGAAATAGAGATGCAACTAAATTTAATCCTAGTGCGAATTGGTTTATGAAATCAAACGATTATAAGACTCCATTTCCTAGTAGCGATTTAAGACCCGACACAATTTTGATAAAAGACAATATTGCTTATGTCCTTGATTCAAAATTTTATCGTTTTGGTTATACGGCTAATACTAAAGACTTGCCCGAAACAACATCTATTCAAAAGCAAATTACTTATGGTGATTTCATCAAAAACAATAAAATGGGAGATGAGATACAAAAGATTAGAAATACTTTTATTCTTCCCTATAATAAATCGAATAATAAACTTGGTCTTAATGGAATTATTGAGTATATTGGTTACTCTAAGACTGATTACAGAAAAGGTGCCGAAGATCACGAGATTATTCACGCATTCCTTATTGATTTAAAATATGTCATCGAAACATGGAATAAACGAAATCATGGAGATGATGTTGCAAGTCTTGTAAAGCAAATTGAAGACATTCAAAAAACTAAGTTAAAAGAAGAAAAGGACATTGATTTTGCAAGTAAAGTTATAAAGTTAAAGGAAGGACAAACGTTTACAGGAGATGTTCTCAGTTCATTTTATGCATCTATTAACAATCCAAAATTAAGGCAAACATTAACTAATAAAGAAATACTATATGTTGATGGCTACTTTGTTATTAATGATGTTAAATATATAGATGATGATGGTGGGAAAAAGCATCTAAGTGAATATGCAATGGCGCATAGAGAAGAGTGTTGTCTTGCGTTTAATTCTATAGAAGATGATAATGAAAATTTACCATATGATTCTTGTAAAACTTGTGAAAAAAGAAAAAGAGCTGCTCCACAAAAAATCAAAACTGATGATGAACACAATGAAAGAATATTCTTAAGAGCTCAGGATGCAGATGTTGAAAGAGTACTTGAAGACAATAAAGATGCTATTGATTTAAAGAATATATTATCAGGTTCTTTTGGATATAACCTTAAGGCTCTTATGGAGTATGATACCGAAGAACCTCTTACAATAAATGCTCTTGCTAAAATGTCTAAGGTAGATAATAAGAAAATTAGTTCATTGTTAGATGGATCAGTTATGCCATCATTAGTTGATTGTATGAGATTTTGTGCAGCATTTGAATTGCATCCAATAGTTGCTCATCAATTATTGTCTAGTGCGAGTTTTGATTTAAATACATCAAATGAACAACATCAGTTTTATAATTTTCTTATAAACTATTGTTACGGAGAGGATTTACGCTCTTGGCAACTGAAAATTACTGCTACAAATCACCAAGAATGGCAAATTTAAAAAAGTTATTTGGAAAAATTCCCAAATTTCATAACTGAATAGTCGATAGAAATATGGCCTTATGCCTTATTAGATTTATATCTAGTAGGTATAAGGTCTTTTTTTATGCTTTTTTTTAAAGAAAACAGCTATTTTTGCATCATTTTTAGTTTGGGAAAACTCCCAATGTTGGAAATAACGCTTTTGTTATAATGGGCTCGTACTTAGGTGCTGTAACGCCTAGTCGGAGATATGAAGGACTTACAGGTCAACGCTACTTCATGCCTCAAACAATTTAATATCGCAGTCTAGTAATTTTAGCGGACGAACGCACTGCAAAACGAAATGGAAAAAATCTATTTTAGACATCCATATCTTTTGCTATGCCTTTTTGTGTCGCTCTTGATACTTGTTCCATTTCGTCACTTGGATGTCGGAAGGAACACATATGTCAAAGAATGACAATCAAAAACTTCAAGCTGAAGAAGAACAAAACAGCACGCTTTTTAATCCTGATGTGGATTATGAGCAACCATCCGATGATAGACCTTATGTTTATTTAGTTGGCAAGACAAAGCTTTATGTTAATGAAGAACAGTTTAAGTTCTTACGTGAGGATTATTGGGAAGAAAAGACTGAAAATTGGTTGAAGAGCAGATGTCTAATCCCTGCAAAACGTGGCGAACTAAAAATCTGTCGTGGTAAGTGTGAAGAATGTCCAATGTTTAGAAACGGATGGAATAAACCTACATATGGTGGTTTTGAAGAAATGGATGAAGAAGAATATTTAGCATTAAATCCTCAACAATCCATACTTGATAAGCTTATCGAAGAAGAGCGAATTCAAGCAATGTATGATGCTATTGATAATTTAGAAGATCCAATCGACCGCTATATCATGCGTCAATATCTATTAAATGAAAAGGACGCAGAAGTTGCATCAAAAATTGGTAAATCACGTCAAACAGTCATTACTAGAAGAAACAAATGCATTGAGTATTTGAAAGAAAGTTTAAAAAATTACTAAAATCACTTTACACCTGCCTTCTTAATAACTCTCTCCTTATGAAGATGCAACAAACAGTTAGCTCTTCAAGAAAGGACATGAGTTATGGAAGTAACTAAAAACAAACCAAAAGGCGATGTTGAAAGAGAACTAATTACTGCAGATGACATTATTACGACTCTACTTGTTATTGGCTCTCTTTCCAAATGCCTAGCTCGAAAACTTATCGTTGAGCAAGAAAAACTGAAGAAGGAGGAAATCAAACGTGGCTTTAAGATTTAATAATTTAGATGATGCAATCGATACTGCTATCAATGCACTTGAGTGGATTCGTGAAAACGCAACTATTCCTGAACGAGATGATTGGGAAGAATTCAAAAAAGAAGAACTCGCACGTGATGCGGCTCTAGAAGAAAAAGAAAAGGTAATAACAATTGAAGATGTTAGACCTGTGCTTGCTGATATCTCAAGAAATGGTCATACAGCAGATGTTAAAGAATTGCTTAAAAAGTATGGTGCGAATAAGCTATCCGAAGTTAAATCCGAAGACTTAACGGCTTTGCTAAAAGATGCGGAGGTATTTAAATAATGCCTTCAAATCACGCACTTTTAGGACCAAGTTCAAGTAAAAGGTGGCTTAGCTGTACACCTTCTGCAAGACTTACTGAAAACTATGAAGACAAAGAATCGGTTTTTGCTAAAGAAGGCACTTTAGCTCATAGCTTTGCCGAATATAAGCTTAATAAGGCGATAGGCAAAACAATTACTGAGCCTGAAAAAAACGAGTTCTACTCGACTGAGATTGAAGAATGCACTAATGCTTATGTTTCTTACATAATGGAGCTATATGAACAAGCAAAAAAGAAATGTAAAGATCCGATTTTACTTGTTGAGCAAGAAGTATCTTTAACTGAATATGTTGAAGGATGCTTTGGAACGTGCGACTGCTTAATTGCCAGTAATGATACTCTTTACATAATCGATTACAAGCACGGAAGAGGAATTCCTGTAAATGCAGAAAACAACACACAAATGATGATGTATGCATTAGGAGCTTTATTAATATTCGATTCGCTTTACGATATCAAGAAAATTCATATGACCATTTTTCAACCAAGACTTTCAAATATTTCAACATTTGAAATGGAAAAGGAAGAACTACTTGATTGGGCAGAAAATGTTTTGAAACCTAGAGCTTTAATGGCTTATAAAGGTGAAGGAGAGTATCGTTGCGGTGAGTGGTGTACTTTTTGCAAAGCTCGCAGTACTTGTAGAGAAAGGACTAAAAGCAATATGGCACTTGCCAAAGAGGAATTTAAAGAACCACCTCTATTAACTGATGAAGAAATTGAAGATGTTTTATCTAAAATTGATGGACTTTTATCTTGGGCTAATGATGTGAAGGATTATGCATTTCAAGAGGCACTTAATGGCAAGAAATGGACAAATTACAAATTAGTAGAAGGAAGGTCTAATCGCAAATATTCTAATGAAACCGAAGTTGCAAATATTTTGATTGCCGCAGGATATGATCCATATGAAAAGAAACTTGTAACAATTACTGAATTGCAAAAGAGGTTAGGAAAACAAAAGTTTGAAGAGTTAGTTGGCAAATTCATCGTAAAGCCTGAAGGCAAGCCAACACTTGTAGAACGATCAGATAAGCGTGCAGAAATAGAAATTACATCTGCACAAGATGATTTTAAAAATATAGACAACATGGAGGATTAATAAAATGTCAAATAAAATACAAAATCAAAGCAAAGTAATCACAGGACCAAATACGGTATTTAGTTATTTAAATTGTTGGGAGCCTAAAGCATTGACAGAGAATGCTACTCCTAAATATTCAGTATCCATTATTATCAAAAAAAGTGATATTAAAACTATTGATAAGATTAAAAAAGCAATTGAGTACGCATATAAAGAAGGCGAATCCAAGCTTAAAGGAAATGGTAAGTCAGTACCTACACTTTCAGTACTTAAGACACCTCTTCGTGATGGTGACACAGAAAGGCCTGATGATGAGGCTTATAAAGGTTCTTATTTTGTTAATGCAAATTCAACTCAAGCACCAGGTATAGTAGATGCAAATTGTAATCCAATTTTAGAAAGAAGTGAAATGTATTCAGGAGTTATTGGTAGAGCTAGTATTACCTTTTATGCATTTAACTCTAATGGGAACAAAGGAATCGCATGTTCACTTAATAACCTTCAAAAATTGGCGGATGGTGAGCCTTTAGGTAGTAAGGCATCAGCCGAGAGTGATTTCGGTACAAGTGATGATGAAGACTTCCTTGATTAATAAACTCTTTATCGATATCGAAACATTTTCAAGTATAGATTTAAGCAAATGCGGTGTTTACAAATATGCAGAGTCGAGTGATTTTGAAATATTGCTCTTTGGATATTCAGTAGATGGCGCAGATGTTAAGGTTGTAGATTTAGCGGGTGGAGAGCTTATTCCACCTGCTATTCTTGATGCTATAACAAATGACTCAGTTACCAAATATAGTTTTAATGCAATGTTTGAAAGAGTGTGTTTATCAAGATATTTAAATCTACCTAATGGGACTTATCTTAATCCTAATTCTTGGAGATGCCATATGGTGTGGAGTGCCTATTTAGGTTTACCACTATCACTAAAAGATGTCGGTAAAGTGCTTAAACTAAAAAATCAAAAAATGGATGAAGGTAAAGAACTTATAAGATTCTTTTGTACACCCTGCAGTCCGACTAAAAGTAATAGTGGTAGAACCAGAAATCTGCCTTGCCATGCTCCTTCAAAATGGAGTGTATTTAAAACATATAACAAGCGAGATGTTGAGGTTGAAATAGAAATCCATAACAGGCTTATTAAATATCCTGTTCCTGATTTTGTATGGGATGAATATCACCTAGACCAAGTAATAAATGATAGAGGAATCAACCTTGATATGACTCTTGTAAATAATGCTATTTCAATTGATGAAGAAATAAGAGAAAAGCTCATTGGTGTTATGCAAAGTCTAACTGAACTTGATAATCCAAACTCAGTAATACAGCTTAAAACCTGGTTTTTAAAATTTGGTATCGATGTTGATGACTTAGGGAAGAAGAATGTAACAAAACTTAAGGAAAGTGTAAAAAGTGGTGAAATCGTAGAGGTTTTATCATTAAGACAACAACTATCAAAATCATCGGTTAAAAAGTATCTCGCTATGAAAAATGCAAGATGTAATGATAATCGTGCTCATGGAATGTTTCAATTTTACGGAGCAAATAGGAGTGGAAGATTTAGTGGAAGGCTTATACAATTGCAGAACCTTCCTCAAAACCATTTACCTGATCTCGATAAGGCAAGAGAACTTGTAAAGCAAAGAAACATTGATGCATTAAAAATGCTTTATGAAGATATCCCATCAACATTATCAGAACTTATAAGAACAGCTTTTATACCAAAACAAGGATGCAAATTTATAGTATCTGACTTTTCTGCTATTGAAGCTAGAGTTATTGCTTGGTTTTCTAAAGAGCAGTGGCGAATTAATGCCTTCAAAAATGGAGCAGATATCTACTGCCAAAGTGCTAGTGCTATGTTTGGTGTTCAGGTTGTTAAGCATGGAATAAACGGCCACTTAAGGCAAAAGGGTAAAGTGGCAGAACTTGCCTGTGGATACGGCGGAGGGGTTGGGGCATTAACCGCCATGGGCGCTTTAGATATGGGAATTAAAGAAAGTGAACTTCAATCAATTGTTACTGCTTGGCGAAAAGCATCACCACATATCGTTGAGTTTTGGTGGGCGGTAGATAGAGCTAGTAAGAAAGCCATTGAACAAAAGACTGTGACTTCAACCCATGGACTTATTTTTGAATACAAGAGCGGAATGCTTTTTATTACATTACCAAGTGGTAGAAAGTTGGCTTATGTAAAGCCAAGAATCGAAACGAACAAATATGGTAGTGAAAGTATTACTTATGAAGGCATTGGTGCTACTAAAAAATGGGAACGTATTGAAACATATGGACCAAAGCTTGTTGAAAACATCGTTCAAGCGACAGCAAGGGATATCTTGTGTTATGCAATGAAAACCTTAAAAGATTATCGCATCGTTGCACACGTGCATGATGAATTAATTATTGAAACACCAATGGATGAAACCGTAGAGCACATATCTAGTTTGATGTCGAAAAGTCCTGAATGGTGTCAAGATTTGATACTTAACGCAGATGGTTATGAATGCAATTTTTATAAAAAGGACTAGGAGGAAAACTAATGTTTAATATTTATAACTCAAATGTTGTGGGCGTAGCAGCTAATTGCTTATATCCAAATAAAATTGAAATTAAAGATAAAGAATCACTTAAAAAGGCTGTTTCAAAAGATTATGTTTGTGTTGCTTATAAAAACAATTATCGCAATAATGATAACTTTTTATATTCTAATTGCTTGCCTTTTGATTGTGATAATGATCATTCAGATGAACCTAATGATTGGATTATGCCAAGCGATGTTATTGCAGCTTTTCCTGGTGTTGAAATAGGTATTCATTATAGTAGAAATCATATGAAGGACAAAGGCGGAAAAACGGCAAGACCTAAGTTTCATTGTTTATTTCCTATTAGGCAAATAACCGATGCGGTTGAATACGCAAATTTAAAGAAAAGAGTATCTTCTTTATTTCCTTACTTTGATAAGAACGCTATGGATTCTGCTAGGTTTTTCTTTGGAACTGAAGATGCAAATGTAATGTATGTAAAAGGTGATATTAACCTTACTGACTTTCTAGATGAAGAGGAAGAAGAGTTTGATAAAGATATAAAATCAATAAAACAAGGTTCGAGAAATAATACTATGTCTCGTTTTGCATCAAGAATTCTTAAACGATATGGTGATACAGAAGATGCATATTCCGCTTTTCTAGATGAGGCTAGTAAATGCGTTCCTCCACTTGAAGATAGTGAGCTTAAGCTTATATGGTCTAGTGCTAAAAAATTCTACAAAAAGATATCTTCAAATCCTAGTTATATTCAACCATCAAAATACAATGACTTAAATTCTTATAAGCCATCAGATTATACCGATGTAGGACAAGCTGTTATACTTACTAATTATTTTTCAAATGAATTAAGATACAGTCCCGCAACACATTTCTTATGGTTTAACAGTTGTTATTGGAAAGAATCCGAAGAAGGAGGACAACGAGTAGCACAAGAACTTACGAGACGTCAACTTGCCGAGGCAATAAGTGATATGTTAAAAGCAAAAGAAGAGTTTGAAAAGTTAGGCACTCAAATTGATATCACCCTTAAAGCAGGTAAAAAACTCGAAGAGCAATTATCTCAAGAGCAACTTGCTGCATTAAAAAAATACAGGGATGCTTTGACATATTATCAATTTGTTTTGAAACGTAGAGACTCAAAGTATATTACTGCTGTTCTTAAAGAAGTTAAACCAATGATTGAAATAGATCCTAAAGAACTTAACGGTAATGAATTTTTACTTAATACACCAAGTGGCACATTGGATTTAAGAAAAGGTGTGTCTAGTTTAAGAGAACATGATCCACACGATTATATAACAAAATGTACCACAGTCTCACCAAGTGATAAGGGTAAGGATTTATGGCTTGATTGCTTAAATAAAATATTTGCAAAAGATATCGAACTTATTGATTATGTTCAACAAATTTGTGGCCTTGCAGTTATTGGAAAAGTCTATGTTGAAGCTTTAATAGTTGCATATGGCGATGGTGGTAATGGTAAATCAACGTTTTGGAATTCTATATTCAGGGTTCTTGGAAATTATAGTGGAAAAATATCTGCTGATACTTTAACAGTTGGATGCAAACGTAACATTAAACCTGAAATGGCAGAAATAAATGGTCGCAGATTACTTATTGCTAGTGAATCACAAGAGGGTGCGAGATTAAACGACTCAATTGTCAAACAACTATGTTCCACAGATGAGGTTAATGCCGAAAAGAAATATAAAGATCCATTCTATTTTACGCCATGTCATACGCTTGTTTTATACACTAACCATTTACCTAGAGTAAGTGGAAATGATGATGGGATTTGGCGAAGACTAATTGTAATTCCTTTTAATAACAAGTTAACAGGCAGTGGTGATATTAAAAATTATGCCGATTACTTATGCGAAAATGCAGGTGAATACATCTTAAGTTGGGTAATCGAAGGTGCAAGAAAAGTAATTAATAATGGTTTTCATATAGAAACGCCAAAATGTGTAACTAATGCAATAGGCACTTATCGTGAACAAAATGACTGGTTCCATCATTTCTTAGAGGATTGTTGTGAAATAGGTGATAAATTCACCGAAAGTTCAAACGCTTTATACTCAAACTACAAACGCTATTGTACCGATATGAGCGAATACACAAGAAGTACTACTGACTTTTATAATGCTTTAGAGAAGAACGGATTTACAAGATTCGAGAAAAATCGTAAGAGATACTTTAAAGGTTTGAAAATTAAAGAAGATGCCTTTAACGATTTTGAGGACTTTTTGAACTAAAAATCACTAAATTACAAGGTCTAACAATGTCTCTATACTAACTTTTATATAAGACCAAAAAATTTAGTATATAGAAAAGTTTTATATACGAGGTTGATAGACCTTGTAGTTAGGCTATTTTATGGAAGAAAAAGCAATAGAAAAAAAGTTAATAAAAGCAGTAAAAGCTCGTGGTGGGCTTGCATTGAAACTTGTATCACCTGGATTTGATGGAGTACCAGATAGAATTATATTACTTGCACTTGGCAAAATTGCATTTGTTGAGGTAAAAGCTCCAAATCAAAAGCCAAGAAAACTACAACTTTTAAGACATAGGCAGTTAAGGACGTTAGGCTTTAAAGTTTATGTTTTAGATAATGAAAAAGACATAGGAGGAATCATTGATGAAATACAATCCACATAATTATCAAATTTATGCAACTGAGTTTATAGAAAGCCACAACGAATCTGCAATTTTGCTTTCAATGGGGTTAGGCAAAACGATAATAACATTGACTGCAATTAATGATTTATTATTTGATTCCTTTGATGTAAACAAGGTTTTAATAATCGCACCTTTAAGGGTTGCAAAAACGACATGGAAAGATGAAATAGAAAAGTGGGAACATTTAAAGCTACTAAAATATTCAATTATTGTTGGAACTGAACTTGAAAGAATTTCTGCACTCAAAACAAAAGCAGATATTTACATAATTAATCGTGAAAATGTTCAGTGGTTAGTTGAAGAAAGTGGATGCACTTTTAAATTCGATATGATTGTAGTTGATGAACTTTCATCTTTTAAAAATGGCAAATCAAAAAGGTTTCAAAGTCTTATGAAGGTTAGACCACTAGCTAAAAGAATTGTTGGACTTACAGGAACTCCTGCATCAAATGGACTTATGGATCTTTGGAGTGAATATAAGTTGCTTGATTATGGAAAAAGACTAGGAAGGTTTATAACTCATTATCGAAATAACTACTTTGCACCTGATAGGCGGAATGGAACAATTATCTATTCGTATAAGCCATTGCCTTTTGCAGAAGAAACCATCTACGATAAAATTTCTGACATTACTATTTCAATGACGTCAAATGATTACTTACAAATGCCTGATTTAATTAAAAATGAAGTAAAGGTTGAAATGTCTGAAGAAGAATTAACCAAATATAAAGCTTTACAAAACGATTTAGTATTAAGTTTAGATGACGACGATATAAGTGCAAGTAGTGCAGGAGTTTTGTCAAATAAACTATCTCAAATGGCGAATGGTGCAATTTATACAGAAGATCATATTTCACTTAATATACATAATCGCAAACTTGATGCTTTAGAAGATCTAATAGAACAAGCATATGGAAAGCCAGTTCTTGTTGCTTATTGGTTTAAACATGATTTAGAGCGAATTAGCAAAAGACTGAAAGAATTAAATATTCCATTTGAAGAAATTAAAACCGAATCCGCAATCAGAAAATGGAATGAAGGTAAAGTTCAAGTCGGCTTGATTCATCCCGCATCTGCAGGACATGGACTTAATCTTCAAAGTGGTGGTTCAACGCTTATTTGGTTTGGTCTTACTTGGAGTTTGGAACTTTACGAGCAAACAAATGCAAGACTTTATAGGCAAGGTCAAAAAGCAAGCACTGTTGTTATAGAGCATATTATCACTAAAGGAACAATTGATGAAGAAATCCTTAAAGCATTAGAAAGAAAAGACTGCGTTCAAGGTGCATTAATAAATGCAGTAAAAGTTAGTTTGAAAGGGAGGTAAGCAAATATGGATAGAATTGAGTTTTTAAGCGGTTATCATAATCTTGAAATTAAAATTCAAAAGAAAAGAGAATACATTGCTTTTTGTGAAGAAAGAAGCTTAGCTATTCCAGGCCCTTCCTATGGCGAAAAGATAGGTTCTAATCCTAATCAAAATAATGATGCACCTTTCGTTAAATGGATTTACAAAAAAATTGAAGCCGAAACAGAACTGAAAGAACTTGAAGTGAAAGCTGCAAAAACAAAACTAGAAATTGAAGAATCCATAGCAAATTTAAAAAATGATGACTTTGAAAGAATACTAACATATCGATACATAGATTGGCTCACGTGGGATGAAATTGGTTCACGTATGTATTTGTCAAGATCAACAATAAAAAGATGGCATAAAGATGCATTAGAGTTAATAAATTGAATATTTTATTGTATAATATAACAACCGGTGATGATTGAAAATTTACGAATCTGTTTCAATTTAAAATACAGAAATTATTTCATTGTTCTAGTTGTTTTTAATGGCTAGGGCAGAAAAGTCACCGAGAAAGATAAGAAAGGAGCAACACATATGGAAATTTTAAGAAACATATTACTTAAGATTACAGATGTTATAGGTTGCTCCGTAGCTAGTTGATTAATTGGCAAGCTATGTGAGCACCTATGGCAGAAATGACATAAGTAATCACCTTATCGGAGGACTTCGGTCCTCTTTTATTTTAAAATGTTGAACCACTATGAACCGATGTGAACCGTTGAGAACATAAGGAAGTGTGGTATAATTATAATAGGCGAAAGCTATAGAAAACTAGGTCAATAGTGCAACATCTATTGGCCTTTTTTCATGGGCAGAAGGAGGTAGTGATTATGCCAAGCAAACCAAAGAAACCATGTGCCTATCCAGGTTGTCCGAATCTTACGCATGAGACTTATTGTGAGGATCATCAAGCATTAAGGCATAAGCAATACGACAAATATAATCGAGCTCCCAACCACGATAAGAAGTATGGGAACAATTGGCGAAGAATCCGTGCACTTTATGTTAAGCAGCATCCATTGTGCGAGCGTTGTTTGAAAGAAGGAAGAATCACACCTGTTGAAGAGGTTCATCACATCATACCTCTTTCTCGTGGCGGAACTAACCAGTTCTCGAACCTGATGTCGCTTTGTCAAAGCTGTCATACGAAGATTCATTACGAAATTGGTGATAGGAAATAGGGGTAAGGGGGTTTGAATCCCACCAACTAAAAAGTTCAAAACCGAGCCTGGGGTTTCGTGCGTAAAAATTCGAGTTCAAACGGGGTAATAGGCTGTTAATCGATAGTAAAATCAAGGATTTTATGATATAATACATTCAACTAATGATTAATGACGGAGGAAAGATTTATGGCTTATTATATTTCTAATCCAACAGCAACAATACCATGTATTAAACCTAATAATAAGTTTTCTACGATTGGCGAACTTTATGATTTATTAAATAGTATTGGCTGGAACGAAATGACTGTTTATTTAAAAGTTCAATGGGATCCTGCATTAAAATGTTCAGGACAATGTAATTCAACTGCACTGTTAGTTAAAGAGTATTTTGGTGGAGAAATTATAAATTATCCTAATCCAAATGGTGGTGCTGTAAAAAAAGGTCATTGTTTTAATAGAATTAACGGAGTAGACATCGATTTGACTTCAGATCAATTTACGCCACAGCTAACAGGATACAGCGGATTAACAAAAAAAGCCAATTTCGGGATGCAACAATTTTCTTGTGAAAGAGCAGCGTACATTTTGAAATTGAAATTAGGACTATAATTATTAGCTCACTTCGGTGGGCTTTTATTTTACTCGGACTACCTTATGGTGGTCTTTTTTTATACCAAAATGGAGGTGAGCAAATGGCTAAAGATGGAACAATGCGTGGCGGTCCAAGAGCCAATTCGGGACCAAAGAAGAAAGCCTTGGTAGATAAGCTACTCGAAGGCAAAGCGGAATTGGACAATGGTGCAGTCGTATTGCCTGAACCAGTGAGTATCGAGGGCGTCGATATGCCACCGATAAAGGACTTTCTAAAAGCAAAACAAAAGAATGGTAAAGATATGTGTGCTGAGGAAGTCTATAAAAGTACATATCTTTGGCTCAAGAAACGAAGATGTGAAAAACTAGTATCTACACAACTTTTAGAACAATATGCAATGAGCGTTTCTCGCTGGGTTCAATGTGAAGAAGCTATTAGCGAATTTGGATTTCTAGCAAAGCATCCTACAACTGGTAATGCAATGCAAAGCCCTTATGTGGCAATGAGCCAAAATTATATGAAACAAGTAAATCAGATATGGTTTCAAATCTATCAAGCCGTAAAGGATAACTGTTCTACTGATATCGGTGGAGCTAATCCTCAAGATGATTTGATGGAAAGATTATTACAAACTAGAAGAAGATAGGTCACCTAAAGGCGGCCTTTTTTTATTGGAGGTAGCAATGTTAAAAGTAATTGAATTATTTGCAGGTATTGGTGCTCAACGAAAAGCACTACAAAAAGCAGACATAGAACATGAAGTGATTGCTATATCAGAAATCGATAAGTATGCTATTCAATCTTACAATTCAATTCATGGTGAAACACTTAATCTTGGTGATATTACTAAAATAGAGAAAATGCCAAAAGCCGATCTATGGACTTATTCGTTTCCTTGCACTGATATTTCATTAGCAGGCAGGATGAATGGGTTTGAAAAATACAGTGGGACTCACTCATCACTTTTATGGGAAGTTCAAAGACTACTTTCCATATCAATTGATGATGGGACACTGCCTAAATACTTATTGATGGAGAATGTTAAAAATCTTATAAGCAAAAAGTTTAAGCCTTTGTTTGATGAGTGGTGTAAATATCTTGAAAGCTTAGGATATAAGAATTTTTATAAAGTATTAAATGCTAAAGACTATGGTATCCCACAAAATAGAGAACGTGTATTTATGATTTCAATTAAAGATGACAACGCATTGTATCAGTTTCCGAATGAGATCAATTTAGATACAAAAATAGGTGACTATTTGGAAAATGATGTTGATGAAAAATATTATCTTTCAGCTAAGTTGATTAATTGTTTTACTGATATGAAGAATCGCAATGGGATTTTTAGAGGGCTTCAATTTCAACCAAAGTTAATATTTAAAGATGAAGTTGCTAGGACAATTACTACAAGAGCAGGCACAAGACCTTGTGACAACTTTATAGTTGAACCTGTTATTTCGTTAGATGGAAAAGTGATAGTTCCCCAAGCCACTAAAGATGGATATGCGATAGCCAATGTAGGTGATGGAATTTATACAAATAGATGCACATTCAAGCGAGGCGTAGTTCAAAAGGATAAAATACCAACATTAAAAACAAGCGTAAATGATATCGCAGTTGTCGTAACTAAAGATTCAGAAAACTACATCCAATGGAAACAAAAAGGATGGTTTGATATCGAATGTAGAGCGTACAAAGAAGACAAAATATCTGGTGCATTAAATACACGTGGACACATTAAAGTTCTTACTAATGATGTAGCAATAAGAAGGTTAACGCCGCTCGAGTGCTTTAGGCTCATGGGATTTGACGATGAAGATTATAGAAAGATAAAAGAGCTTAAGATTTCTGATACTCAAGCTTATAAAATGGCAGGAAACTCAATTGTGGTTAACTGCCTTACTGAAATATTTAAAAAACTAAAGGAGATAATGTAATATGTTTGAAAAAGTAAATCCAAGTCACCCTGATAAGGTGGCAGATAGAATTGCAGGTGCAATAGTCGACCTTGCATATAAACAAGATGATAATCCTAGAATTGCAGTTGAGGTACTAATAGGTCATGGTAAGTGTCATATTATTGCAGAGAGTTCTGTGTATATTGATAAAAATGATATTAAGCTAGCGGTTAAAAGAATTGCAGGCAATGTAGATGTCGATTATGTTGAAGTTCCTCAAGATAAACATTTAGCTAATAATCAAGAAGGACAAATTAGATGTGGTGATAACGGAATTTTCAAAGGTGTCCCATTAACTAAAGAGCAGAAGAAACTATCGAAAATATCTCAAGAAATCTATAGCAAATATAAGTGTGATGGAAAATACATCTTAAATGATGGTAGATTAATCATTTGTCAAAGTAATGCTACAAACGAAGATTTAAAGAAAGAGTATCCGAATGCAGAGATTAATCCTTTAGGTTATTGGACGGGAGGAACCAATGTTGATACAGGTGCAACAAACAGGAAGCTTGGTAGCGACATGGCAGATTCTATTACAGGTGGCGGACTCCATGGTAAGGACTTGTCCAAAGCCGATGTCAGTGTAAATGTTTATGCTTTCCTTAAAGCACAAGCAACAGGAACGGCAGTTGAACTTTGTTGTGCAATTGGTGATGAATTTATCGACAATAGACCATATGAAGAAATTGTAAAAATCGCAAGAGAATTCATATTCGATTTAGGCGGCTTTGAGAAATTTGCCGAATGGGGCTTGGTCTAATGGGAGTACTTAAATATGAATGCACTAAGGATAGATGTAGGAGTACATACGATTTTACATGTGAACTTAACTGATGTTGATTTTACTGATATCAAAGAAATTGTTTTCACAATCAAGAATCCTTCACCTAAAAACTCAAAGCCAATCATTGAGAAAACTTTTACTGAATCAGGCTTTTATGAAGTAATCATTACACCATCTGAAAGTTTAAAACTTGTAGAAGGTGCTGAGTATGATTTCAATCAGGTTCTAAAAGATGAAACAAGGTACAAGATTAGCGATACAGGAAGGATAATCCTTCGAAAAAGTGTAGGTGACTTTTATGGCTGATAATATAGACGTTTCCAATGTTTCGAAGCAAAGAATAGATATCTCAATTCCTCCTAAAAAAATAGATCCAACAGGCGGAGGATGTACACCAACAATAGAGATTACTCATCTTTGGCATCTTGGCAAAATGAAGGAATTTGAGATAGCACTTGATACGAAAGTTCCAAAGGCACTATCTATTCTCCCACAGGTTAAAGAAGAAAATATTTCAACTGTAGAAACAAGAGAAAATGCAAGGATTTATGTTCAAGTAGGAGATACACCATCATATGCAACGCTTGAACAGTTAAAAGAACTTAATACAAAGACCGTGTTCGTGGATGAGCTATCGGACACAAAGATACACAAATTGAGCAACGAGGACATAGTCATGCTCAGGAAGGAGTAAAGGAAAATGGCACAAAAAAGAACACAATATGTAAAAACGGCAAATGGTCTTGAAAAGCAACTTATTGCATCATCCGCCGACATTGTAGAAATTAATACGATTGAGGGTTTAGATGCAAAAAACGTTCAAGATGCACTTGTAAAAATAAAAGACATCGCTGATAACGGTGGTGTTACTGGAGTAAAAGGTAATGGTGAAACAAATTATCGAAAAGGTAATGTAAATATTACACCAACAAACATTGGACTTGGTAATGTTACAAATCATGCACAAGTAAAAAGAACTGAAATGGGCGTAGCCAATGGTGTAGCTACATTAGGAGCAGATGGTAAAGTACCTTCAGGCCAATTGCCTTCATATGTTGATGATGTTTTGGAATATGACAAAAAATCTGCGTTCCCTGCAACAGGTGAGACAGGCAAAATCTATGTGACAAAGGATACCAACCTAACTTATAGATGGTCAGGAACAGCTTATGTTGAAATCAGTTCTTCGCTAGCCCTTGGCGAGACATCTTCAACGGCTTATGCAGGCGATAAAGGTAAGGCACTAGCTGTAAGAGTTACAGCCGTAGAGGGAAAGGCGAGCACCAACGAGTCTAATATCTCAAGCGTAGGAACAAGAGTCACTAATCTTGAGAACGGAACAAAGGCAGCTGGCAAAGCAACCAAACTTGCAACGGCAAGGAAAATCTCAATTTCAGGTGATGTAACAGGAAGTACGGATTTTGATGGAAGTGTAGATAAAGTAATTGCTTTGACACTTGCTAATTCAGGAGTTACTGCAGGCACCTATTCGGCAGTTGCAGTTGACGCAAAAGGAAGAGTCACGGCAGGCAGCCAGATTGTTGAATGGGGAGCAAAGGGACAGACTGAGCCAAGTGCTAATTTAGCAGTAGGCGGCTTGTTCTTCATGCTTAATGAATAGGTGGTTTCATGTCTTGCTATACACCTAAAAGGAAAACCGATAACGGAATCGAGGACGTAAAGCTTCCGATCAATTCCATAAAGGGCCTCGAGGATAGGCTATCTACCCTCGGAGGAAGGAAGCTGGCTATGCCGATCATAAGGCTCGCGAATGTCCTGGACAGCGACAACACGATGATCATAGGCCCGAACAATCCGCTGAAGTTCTGTGTCGAGATAATCGACGGATCTTTGCAGGTGGGTGATTCTTTGCAGATCTGCGTGAAGCAGCTTTTCACTTATAAGGAAAGGAACAGGCGAAAGTACAGATTGAGATGCCAGTGGAGCATGAAGGTCACCGAGCAGGACATAGGCTCGAGATTCCTGTACGTAAGCGTCATTGAATCGCTGAGAGGAATATCGCAGAGATTGTATAGGACGAATGATACTGGGAATTCGACTATGTCGCCACTATACATCCGAATAAGAAGGCCGATTTTGGCAGGGACAACAGATGTCGATGCCTATTTCTCGAATATAGTGACCGTCTGGAAGAAATATTCCCTTGAAACAGGAAAAATACTAATCAAATAAAGACATTACCGAGTGACGGAATCAACTCTGTAGGGGAAACCCCGCAGTGACAGTACAACTCGCCAACAGGCGTGTCGGCTCAAACTCTCGGTAATTTTTATTTTTCATGAGGAGGTAAAAATGAAAACAACCAAAGAAATGACGCTTGTTAATATTGACAGGCTTATACCATATGTTAATAATGCAAGGACGCATAGCGAAGCTCAGATTACAAAACTGCGTTCAAGCCTTCGTGAATTCGGATTCATCAACCCCGTCATCATTGACAAGGACTTCAACATTATTGCTGGTCATGGCAGGGTCCAAGCAGCAAAAGCAGAAGGGATAAAAGAAGTTCCTTGTGTGCTTGTTGACTATCTAACTGAAGCGCAGAAGAAGGCGTACATCATTGCCGACAATAGAATGGCACTTGATGCTGGCTGGGATGAAGAATTATTAAAGGTAGAATTGGAGGCTCTCGAAGGAGAGTCTTTTGATTTGTCACTTACAGGATTCGATGAGGATGAACTCGCAGACCTGTTTAAGGAAGATAAAGCGGACATTGAAGATGATGATTATGATTTGTCAGCCGCTTTGGAAAAGGCATCATTTGTTCAAAAAGGCGATAGATGGATAGTCGGAAGACACGTTCTTTATTGTGGGGACGCTACAAATAAGGAAGATGTGGACAAACTCATGGAAGATAAGAAGGCAAATTTAGTTCTTACAGATCCACCTTATGGTGTGTCTTTTAAATCTTCAAGCGGGCTAACTATTAAAAATGATTCAATTAAAAATGAGGAGTTTTACCAGTTCTTGCTTGCTGCTTTTGATAATATGGCTGACCATTGCGAAAGTGGTGCAGCAGGATATGTCTTCCACGCAGATACTGAGGGACTTAATTTTAGAAAGGCATTTATTGATGCAGGTTTCCATTTGGCAGGATGTTGCATATGGGTAAAAGATTCACTTGTATTAGGTAGATCTGATTATCAGTGGCAGCACGAACCTGTCCTTTATGGTTTCTTACAGAATGGGAAACATAGATGGTTTTCTGACAGGAAACAAACTACCATTTGGAATTTCAAAAAACCTAAGAGAAATGAAAATCATCCTACAAGTAAACCTTTGGATTTGCTTTCATACCCTTTGCAAAATAGTTCTCAAGAAAATGCAATTGTAATTGATGTCTTTGGCGGTTCTGGATCAACTCTAATTGCTTGTGAACTCTCTAATCGTATTTGCTACACGATGGAGCTCGATGAGAAATATGCATCGGTAATTCTAAGACGATATGTTGATAATGGCGGTAATCCTGAAGGAGTTTACTGCATTAGAAATGGTGAGAAAATCAACTATCTTGACGTGGTTAAAGAAGTTGAGAAAAAGTCCGATAATTCCTTTGCTAATGACTTGATATAAAACTCCTTTAGAGTGATATATATACTACCTTAAGGAGGTATTAAAAATGAACGAATTTAGAAAGAAATTATATGAAATGTGCGATAAGACCAATACAAGAAAGAGCGGCATCGACTTCCTTGTTAATTACTACATTGAATCATTACACTGGAGCGAAGAAGAGGCTTGCAAATACGCACTTAGCTTATTTAAAAATGGAACTATCCAAAATATTAAACTGATAGGAAAGGATGGACAAGAACTATGATTGATATTGAAAGCTTAAAAAAAGAGTTTCCTGTTGGTAGTAGAGTTGAACTTATCAAGATGGACGACAAACAAGCACCACCAATTGGAACAAAAGGTACAGTACTAGGTGTTGATGACATTGGTTCGATTATGGTTGCTTGGGATAATGGTTCAAGCCTTAATGTAATTTATGGTGAAGACGAATGCAAGGTCCTTGATGTAGTTAAAACAATTTGTTATGGCAAGGAAAGAATATGGGATAAAAAAGAAGATGCAATTGCTTTTTTTGTTGATTGTATGCTTAATTCCGAAGGTTCTGAAAGAGAAAGATACTGCAACATTTTATCTTCATTAAAAGCTAATTTGAAAGTATGCAAAGATATATAAAAAGCAAAGCACTTTATATATCTAAGATATATAAAAATAGTTAAAAAAAGATACACAATTAACTTGCTATAGTGTTCCTTTAGAGTGATATATATACACGAGGAAGGGAAGAGAAAGCACCCTTCAAGGAGGACACAAAGATGAAAGAAAAAATTGAAAAGCAAATTGAAGAAATGAAGGAACAGACAATCGGTGTAGAAATTGAAATGAACAACATCACAAGAATGAATGCAGCAAAAGTGGTTGCAGCATACTTTGGAACAAGACCATGGTACGCAGCAAGAGATTATGGCTACGATGCTTGTGCTTGCAAGGATAGAAAAGATAGAGTTTGGAAGTTCCAAAAGGATGTATCAATTGCGGGACCAGATAGTGAAAAATGCGAAATGGTTACACCAATCTTGACCTACGATGATATTGGGGACTTACAAGAGATTGTTAGAGCATTAAGAAAAGCTGGAGCAAAAAGCGATGCGTCAAGAGGGTGCGGAGTTCACATTCATGTAGGTGCAAACGGACACACACCTAAAACCTTAAGAAACCTAACAAACATTATGGCAAGTCACGAAAGCTTAATTATTGAAGCCTTAGGAATTGACAATTATAGAATTGATAGATACTGCCAAACAGTAGACCCTAGATTCTTAAAGGCAGTCAATAAAAAGAAACCTCAATCAATGAGCCAATTTGCAGATGTTTGGTACGAAAGTCAAAATTGCGACTCAGGAAGAACAATGCATTATAATAGCAGCCGCTATCACATCCTAAACTTCCATGCAACATTCACAAAAGGAACAATTGAATTTAGATGTTTCGAATTCAAGAGTCCAAGTGATAGAAAACAAAATGGACTTCACGCAGGGCAACTTAAAAGCTACATTCAATTCTGCTTAGCCTTAAGCCAAATGGCAAAGGAGGTAAGTGGTGCTTCTTCGAAACCTCAACAAAGTGAAAATCCTAAATATGCAATGAGAACTTGGTTATTAAGACTTGGTTTCATTGGCGAGGAATTCAAAACTGCAAGAGAAACATTAACAAAAAATTTAAGAGGAGATGCAAGCTTCAGAAGTGGTTTAAGACCCGCTCCTCAAGCTGCAATCTAGGAGGTCAAGACAATGGAAAAAATGTATTACTTAGCTTATGGTTCAAATCTTAATGTTGAACAAATGAAAAAGAGATGTCCTGATGCAGTGGTGGTTGGAGCCTCAGTTCTTGATGACTACCGATTAATGTTTAAAGGAAGTAAAACAGGTTCATACCTTACTATTGAGAAAGCAAAAGGACATCAAGTTCCTTTAGGAGTGTGGGAAGTAAGTAAACGTGACTTGGCAAGACTCGACGTTTACGAGGGCTACCCTGCGTTTTATTATCGAAAGCGAGTTAATGTGCCACTCAAAGATAAAAACGGCACACAGGCCAACGTCGAGGGAATTATCTACATTATGCATGAAGATAGGAAACTTGGATGTCCAACTAATTATTATTTTGATACTTGCCTTAAGGGGTATAACGACTTTGGCTTTGATATTGAAATTTTAATGGATGCATTTATTTATAGCGTTGGAGTGGAGGTATTTAAAAATGGAAACTAGAGAGAACATAATTAAAACTTGTCCGTTATGTGGTAATACTTATAAAGGTCATCCAGCAATTTCAAGGAAAGATAATATCACGCCAATATGTCCTACTTGCGGAACAAGAGAAGCCTTAAAGAGTATAGGAATTAAGGACGATGAGATTGACAGGATAATCGAAACAATACCAAAGATTGAAGAAAAATAAAAAAATGAAGTCGGCTTAGCGGTCGGCTTTTTCTTATGAAGGAGGTGGAAATTTGCGAAAACTTAAAAAGTATGTTCCGACTAAGTTCAAAGCTAAAGACTCCACCTATAATAAAGCTGCTGCAGATTATGCTGTTAACTTTATTCAATGCTTGTGTCATACGAAAGGTACATGGGCAGGTGAGCCATTTGAACTTATAGATTGGCAAGAGCAAATTATAAGAGATGTGTTTGGCACATTGAAACCAAATGGCTATAGGCAATTTAATACAGCTTATATCGAGATACCTAAAAAGCAAGGAAAGTCAGAACTTGCTGCTGCAGTTGCATTGCTTCTTACATGCGGTGATGGTGAAGAAAGAGCTGAAGTTTATGGATGTGCAGCCGATAGGCAACAAGCGTCAATCGTGTTTGAGGTTGCAGCGGATATGATTCGAATGTGCCCTGCACTTAATAAAAGGTGCAAGATACTATCGGCAACAAAGCGAATTATTTATTTACCGACAAATAGCTTTTATCAGGTCTTGTCAGCTGAGGCTTATTCCAAACATGGCTTTAACATACACGGAGTTGTATTTGACGAGTTACATACTCAGCCAAATAGAAAGCTTTTTGATGTTATGACCAAAGGTTCTGGCGATGCAAGAATGCAACCTTTATATTTCTTAATCACCACAGCAGGGACTGATACTAAATCCATTTGTTATGAAACACATCAAAAAGCAAAAGACATTCTTGAAGGAAGAAAACATGATTCTACATTCTATCCAGTTATTTATGGAGCGGAAGTGGATGATGATTGGACAGATCCTAAAGTTTGGAAAAAGGCAAATCCATCACTCGGCATAACAGTTGGAATAGATAAGGTAAAGGCGGCTTTTGAAAGTGCAAAACAAAATCCTGCAGAAGAAAATTCATTTAGACAGCTAAGACTAAATCAATGGGTAAAGCAAGCAGTAAGATGGATGCCTATGGAAAAGTGGGACGATTGCAAGTTTGACTTTAATCCTGAAGATTTAAAAGGGAGAGTTTGCTATGGTGGCCTTGATTTATCTTCAACAACAGATATTACGGCTTTTGTATTAGTGTTCCCACCAACTGATGAAGATGAGCATTATTATGTTCTGCCTTATTTTTGGATACCAGAAGAAAATATGGAGGCAAGAGTCAATAAAGACCACGTTCCTTATGATTTGTGGGAAAGGCAAGGTTTTATTGAAACGACCGAAGGCAATGTTATTCATTATGCCTACATCGAGAGTTTCATAGAAGAACTTGGCAAAAAATACAACATAAAAGAAATAGCGTTTGATAGGTGGGGAGCAACAATGCTTGTACAAAATCTAGAAGGACTCGGTTTTACAGTCGTTCCTTTTGGACAGGGATTTAAAGATATGAGCCCACCAACAAAGGAACTTATGAACTTGGTTCTTGGTAAAACGCTAAGGCAAAACGGACATCCAGTGCTTAGATGGATGATGGACAATGTGTGTGTTAGAACAGATCCTGCTGGAAACATAAAAATGGATAAATCAAAATCCACAGAGAAGATTGATGGTAGCGTAGCAACTGTTATGGCACTTGATAGAGCAATAAGAAATAAAGGAGAGACTTCTGATTCGGTTTATGATTCAAGGGGTCTTTTAATTATTTAGGAGGTTCAAATGGGACTTATAAACAAATTATTCAAATCACGAGATCACCCTAAGATAGATAACAGAACTGTTGGCAGTTCTTATTCGTTTTATATGGGCGGTTCTTCAGCTGGTAAAAATGTAAATGAAAGAAGTGCAATGCAAATGACTGCAGTTTATTCATGTGTAAGAATTCTTGCAGAAGCTGTTGCAGGCTTGCCATTACATCTTTATCGATATAAGGAAGATGGTGGAAAAGAAAGAGCGATAGACAATAACCTTTATCACTTACTGCATGATGAACCAAACAAGGAAATGAGTTCATTTATATTTAGAGAAACACTTACGACTCATTTGCTTTTATGGGGAAATGCTTATGCTCAAATCATAAGGAACGGTAAAGGTGAGGTTGTAGCTTTATATCCTTTAATGCCAAATAAGATGCAAGTAGATAGGGACGAAAACGGCGAACTTTGTTACATATACACAAGAAGCTCCGACGAAGCAAAAACTATGGAAGGAGTAACGGTGTATTTAACGCCAAGAGACGTCTTACATATTCCAGGGCTTGGCTTTGATGGGCTTGTTGGATACTCACCAATTGCAATGGCAAAAAATGCAATAGGTCTAGCAATTGCCACTGAAGAGTATGGTGCGAAGTTCTTTGCTAATGGAGCAGCACCTTCTGGTGTACTTGAACATCCTGGAACGATAAAAGATCCATCTAGGTTAAGAGAAAATTGGAATTCTACCTTTGGTGGCTCTGCTAATTCTGGTAAGGTTGCAGTATTAGAAGAAGGAATGAAGTACACACCGATTTCAATTTCACCAGAACAAGCTCAGTTCTTAGAAACAAGGAAATTCCAAATTGACGAAATAGCTCGAATTTTCAGGGTTCCACCTCATATGGTTGGTGACCTTGAGAAGTCGAGCTTTTCTAATATCGAACAACAATCACTTGAGTTTGTTAAGTATACCTTGGATCCGTGGGTTATTAGATGGGAACAGTCGTTATCTAGGGCATTACTTAATGAAGATGAAAAACGAAAGTATTTCTTCAAGTTTAATCTTGAAGGTTTGCTTAGGGGTGATTACGAATCTCGTATGAGTGGTTATGCAGTGGCAAGGCAAAATGGCTGGATGTCTGCAAATGATATACGAGAACTTGAAAATATGGATAAGATTTCTGCCGAAGATGGTGGTGACTTATACCTAATTAACGGCAATATGCTACCGCTTAATAAAGCAGGAGCTTATGCAAATATAGAAAAGGAGGATACAGCCGATGAGGAAATTTTGGAAATGGATAAATCAAACCGAAGTGGAAGAAAGAGTCCTAGAACTTAATGGAACAATAGCGGAAGAATCATGGTTTGATGATGATATTACACCACGAATGTTCAAAGAAGAGCTTTGCTCTGGAAATGGTCCGATTACTGTTTGGATTAATAGTCCCGGTGGTGATTGTATTGCAGCTTCGCAGATTTATTCAATGCTAATGGATTATAAAGGTGAGGTTACAGTTAAAATTGACGGAATTGCCGCTAGTGCTGCAAGCGTAATAGCTATGGCAGGAACTAAGGTCGTCATTGCTCCAACTGCACTTATTATGATTCATAATCCATCAACTAGTGCTAATGGTGACCATAGAGATATGAGTAAAACGATTGAAGTACTAAACGAAGTAAAAGAATCGATTATCAATGCCTATGAAATTAAAACAGGACTTTCAAGAACAGTCCTAAGTCACATGATGGACGCAGTTACATGGATGAATGCAAACAAAGCTATTGAACTTGGATTTGCAGATGAAATACTCGAAGACGAAAAGAAAGCAAATTCAAGTAAAAGTTTTGAGTTTCAAGAACATGTGTTTGCAGCGAAACTATTTAACAAAATTACAAACAAAGAAGTAGATGCAAAGCCTAAGCAAAAAGGCAGAAGCGTTGATGAGCTTAAAGCAAAACTTAGTCAAATAAAAAATTTAATTTAATGGAGGATATAAAAAATATGACTATTACTGAATTACGTGAAAAGCGTGCCAAAACTTGGAGTGCAATGGAAAACTTCCTTGACTCCCACAGAAACGATCAAGGTGTACTTAGCGAAGAAGATGATGCTATTTATACTAAGATGGAAAAAGAATTTGAATCTTATACTAATGAAATTAAACGCATGGAAAGAAAAGATGCAATCGAAGCAGAACTTAATAAGCCTGTATCGACTCCTTTGACTGCTAAACCTATGGTAGCTAAAGATGAAGAAGAAAATGCTGGTAGAAAATCTAAAGCATATAAAAAGTCTTTCTGGAATGCTATGAGAGCAAAGGCAGTAAGACCTGATGTAATGAATGCACTTCAAATTGGTTCTGATACTGAAGGTGGATATCTTGTTCCTGATGAATATGAAAAGACACTTGTTGAAAGCCTAGAAGAAGAAAATCTATTTAGAAAGATTGCAAAAGTAATTACTACATCTTCAGGAGATAGAAAAATTCCTGTTGTTGCAACGAAAGGTACTGCCTCTTGGGTAGATGAAGAAGGAACTATTAATGAAAGTGATGATGCATTTTCTCAAGTTTCAATTGGTGCATATAAACTTGGCACCTTAATTAAGGTTTCTGAAGAACTTTTGAACGATTCTGTATTTGACCTTGAATCTTATATTTCTAAGGAATTTGCAAGACGAATCGGTAATAAAGAGGAAGATGCATTCTTCAATGGCGATGGTGTTGGAAAACCAATTGGTATTTTTAATGCAACAGGTGGTGCAGAGGTCGGTGTAACTACAGCAAGCTCTACAGCAATAACCGCAGATGAACTTATCGACTTATTCTATTCACTTAAAGCACCTTTTAGAAAGAATGCTGTATGGGTTCTTAATGATGCAACTATTAAGGCAATCAGAAAACTAAAAGACAATAATGGTAATTACTTGTGGCAACCTGCACTTACTGCGAATACTCCTGATACTATCTTGGGTAGACCAGTATTTACATCAAGTTATGTTCCTACTATTGCATCAGGTGCAAAGACTATTGCTTTTGGTGATTTCTCTTATTACTGGATTGCCGATAGACAATCTCGTAGTTTCAAACGTCTTAATGAACTTTATGCTGCAACAGGACAAGTTGGTTTTGTTGCTACTCAAAGAGTAGATGGTAAGCTTATTCTTCCTGAGGCAATTAAGGTTCTTGCTCAAAAGGAATAATAAAAAATAGGAGGTGGCAGATATGATTGCTAATGAATTACTAAAACAGGTGAAAGAAAATTTAATCATAACATTCGACGACGATGACAGTCTTATTCTTAGTTTCATAGCCGCCGCCATTTCCTATGCAGAAAGTTATCAACATATAACTGAAGGTACTTATAGCGTTATGCCTATGTCTGCAACAACAAAGCAGGCAATCATCATGCTTGCGTCACATTTCTATGAATCTCGTGATGGGAGTACTGGTGGTTTCTTCGTAAATACACCAAACGCATCAGAACAAGTATGGAAGACGGTAAATTTACTACTTAGAATGGATCGAAATTGGAAGGTGTGAGTATGGGCTTAGGATTAATGAATAAACCTGCAAAAATATGTGAGAAGACTTTTGTGACCGATTCTGAGGGCTTTTCTTCGCAACGTGTGGTGGTTTTGGCAAACATTCGAGTGTTTGTTGAAGGTCGCCATGGAAGCGAACGTTGGGCGAATTTGGCGGCTTTTAGCGAGGCTACCGAACTCTTTCGCTTTAGGAAAATACCAAATCTAAATATAACGACGAAGCAATATATCATTTTTAATGACGAAGAATATGACATTTTATCTGTCGAAAACGTAAAAGGCAGGAATATGTATATTGAGGTTTTGGCTAAAAAGGCGGTGGCATCAAATGGCTAAATGCACTTGTAAATTGCCAGAAGAACTATTAAAAAAACTTTCAAAACTCGGAAACAAAATGGATGAGGTTAGTGAAAAGGTTCTCGAGGCTGGTGGAGAGATTGTTCTTGACAAGGTTAAAAATAATCTGCAAGGCGTATTAAGCGGAAATTCAACAGGCGAGCTTTTAACTTCTCTTGGTTTAAGCAAGGTACTTTTAGGTAGAGATGGAAATCACAATATAAAGGTTGGTTTTGCAGAGCAAAGAAAGGACGGAAAATCTAATGCCATGATAGCTAATATCATTGAGTATGGAAAGTCAGATCAACCTGCTAAACCATTCTTAAAACCTGCAAAAAGTCAATCGAAGAAAGCGTGTATAGATAAAATGACACAAAAAATGGAAGAGGAAATAAAAAGATTATGAGTATTTTAGCTGATGTAAAAAAATTACTAGAACCTTTAAATGTCCCAATAGCAACTGGCGTATATAAAGAAACCGCAACAGGTACTTACCTAGTTTTAGTTCCAATGTCAGATGCTTTTGAATTGCATGCTGATAATATGCCTAATGCCGAAGTGCAAGAATTGAGAGTTTCAATTTATACAAAAGGTAACTACAAAAAACTAACAAATCAAATAGTAAAGAAACTATTAAATGCGGAATTTACAGTAACCGACCGCAGATACATCGGTTACGAAACTGAAACTGACTATTTTCACTATGTTGTGGACATAGCAAAAAATTATGAATTGGAGGAATAAATAAAATGGCAACAATTGGTTTAGATAAACTTGTTTATGCACCTATTACGGAAGACAAAAATGGTAATGAAACATATGGAACACCTGTTCAACTTGCAAAGGCAATCTCAGCTGAATTATCTATTGAATTGAATGAGGCTATCCTTTTTGCCGATGATGGTCAATCTGAAACGGTAAAGGAATTTAAGAATGGTACTATTTCACTTGGTGTAGACGATATTGGAAATGAGACAGCGGTAGCTCTTGTTGGTGCAACGCTAGATAGTAATGGTGTACTTATTTCAGGTGGTGAGGATATCTCTCAATATGTAGCAATAGGATTTAGAGCAAAGAAATCAAATGGAAAATATAAGTATTATTGGCTTTATAGAGTATTATTTGGAATTCCTGCAACTAGTCTTGCTACTAAGGGTGATTCAATCACTTTCTCAACTCCGACTATTGAAGGAGCTATTTATAGACGCAATAAACCGGATGGAAATAATAAGCATCCATGGAAAGCAGAAGTTACTGAAACACAAGAAAACAGTGAAACAATTAATGCTTGGTACAATAGCGTATACGAGCCTGAATACTAAGGAGACAAATAAAAATGGCAGATGAAAGAAGCTCAATCATTACGATTGGGGAAAAAGAATATGAATTGCTTTTAACAACGAAGGCAACAAAGGAAATCGCAAAGAAATATGGCGGTTTGTCCAATCTTGGAGACAAATTGATAAAAAGTGAGAATTACGAAGATGCCATCAACGAGATCGTTTGGCTCATTGTAACTCTCGCAAATCAGCCTATTCTCATTTTCAATTACAAGAACAAAGGCAACGAAAAGCCGCTCTTGACAGAGGACGAGGTGGAACTTTTAACAACACCACAGGATATTGCAAACTTTAAAAATGCAATTACGGAGGCCTTATTAAAAGGGACAAAGCGAAACATCGAGAGCGAAGAAACAAAAAACGTGGTGGGCGAGTAGGCGACGAAGAGTTGTTTACTCGTCTTTTGTATTACGGTCTATCACAGTTACATTTAACACAGGACGAGGTATGGTTTATGCCTTTTGGACTTTTACTTGATCTATGGGAATGCCACAAGCAATACCATGGTATTTCAAAACCTAAAGTAGAAGTCTTTATCGACGATATTATACCAGATGAATTATAAGTTAAAAAAATATATTAATATTTATTTTTTGCTTAATAGATGCAAAAATTAAAATTTAATGGTATAATATAATTAGAAAATATTCTCGGGGTGCTAGGGAGTAAACAAGTCTGTTCCAGTATGATTTGAATTTATCTCAATATTAAAATATGCAAGTTAGTTTACTTCCGTTATATTCTTAAAGGGAGTTTTTTGCTTAATAAGAATAAAATAGTTGGTTTTACTAATATAAAAAGGAGGCAAGAGAAATGTATAGAAAAGTATATCTTGTTTATGGTGTTATTCTCTGGATTTGAGAAACGATCAAAGGAATTAGCGTTATTTTCCTTTGATCAAAAACAACTAGAAATGAGAAACGAAAAAATCAGAAAGGAGATAATAATGAAAAAACTTGTGATTTTAATGCTTGCGTTCTTATTTGTTATGACAGGATGTTCTAAAACTCATAATGATACAATTCAAGAACCATCTGTTAATGATATAGTTGAAACTAATAGGGTGACAAAATTGGAAAAATTAAAAAGCACTACAACAACAATTGGAGATGTTAATATGTTTGGTTCTGTTGATGAAACATTATATACTAACATTTATATCATAAATACATATGATGAATTTGAATATTTATGTACTAAATTTAATTCAAATAAAAATGTATTTCAAAAGCTAATAGATTTATTGAAAAATATGAATTATGCTGTGTCATATTTTGAAAATAAAAGCCTTATTATCTCACCTTTTTTACATTCTTCTGATGAGAAAAATATTAGTCTTTTAGATATTCAAATTAACGATTCATTAAAAAAAATCGATATCACTTTTCAATTTGAATCTCCAGAGTATGTAGATTGTGATGTTATTGTGGACTATTTCGTTATAGAAATAGAAAAACAAGATTTTATTGAAAGAAATGATTATATTAAAAATATATATGGTTATAATTTATTAACTAATCGCAAGGAGTCTTCTTGCTATAGATAGGAGAGAAAAAAATGATAAAAAAGATATTTATTTTGTTGATACTTACCATTAGTGTAAATTTAGCAGCTTCTTTTAATATTTCAAGCAATGATAAAATTGAACAAACGTTTGAAAATAAAATAGTTTATTCATTAATTAAAAATTATTATGATAATTCAGTTGATGCAGTAGATTCATCTAAACTAAACGATGATGTATATTTGACTTTACAGTATGCAACTGAATTTGATTGTCAACATGAAAATATTACTAATGATTTTGAACTTCAACAACATAGAATGGAATTGAACGATTATTATAATCAATATAATAATCAAATTTTAGATAGTTTAAATCTAATTGATTTTAAAAAAGTGTACGCAAGTCAATATGGTCCATACATCACTTATACATATGATTCATTATCAGAACTATATGCACGTGATTTTGCATTATTAAGATCTAGTGATAATGCTTCATTAGAAAAAGTTTTTATAGAAGATGATATGAAGCAAGATTTGGCAACACGCAATACAACTTCAGGTTTAGATTATGATTTTGAGACTGCATTAGCAGATATTGGAATTAGTGGAGTGAAAGAATATGATGGTAGTGGAATAAAAATTGGTTCAATCGAAAGTGGTATTCCATCCAACTATGTGAATTTATCAGGAATACACTATGAAACATTTGGAACATATACAACAAGTCATGCCTTTCAAACTTCTTCGATATATGCTAGCAATGTTGGCATAGCAAATAATGCATCTATTTATTTTGCCGCATTGTATAATCACACATTTAATGAATGTGTTGATTGGTTAATTGGTAAAGGTGTAAATGTTATTAATAGAAGTAATGGTGCGAGCACTGGCCGATATACTGCTGATTCTGCATATGCAGACTACATTGTGAAAGAAACAAAAGTAACTTTTGTAATATCTGCTGGCAATAGTGGTGATTCAAACGTGATAGGTAGCCCTTCTACTGGTGCAAATGTAATTTCTGTAGCATCTAATGACTCAAATTTAGCAATAAGTTATTTCTCATCGGCAGGATTGCAAAGTAATGAAACTACAAAATTATTAAAACCTACATTAACGGCTCCTGGTGGAGCTATAGCAAATATTGATAATATTGGCTATAGTATTAGCGGAACAAGCTTTTCTGCTCCTATGGTTACAGGAATTGTAGCCCTTTTAATGGATGAATTTGATGACTTAAAATATCATCCTGAAAATGTTACAAATTTATTATGTAACACAACCACTTATGTTATGGGACAAACTGATGAAGTTGATTATGATGCAGGATATGGACTAGTGAATTATGAACGTGCAAGAAATGCATATAACAATTCAGTTAATTTTGTGTTAACGAATTCGGCAGCAGTAAACGGTTACTCTTATTCTAAAGACATTACGTTAGATATTGGAAAAACAATAAACGCAAACACGATAACATTATATAATTCTTCATTCTCGACACCTTCTGGTAGTCCTTCAGTAAGCAGTATTGATTTTTCTAATTTTAAAATCCAACTAATAGATAAAGTGTCTAATGTAGTTGTTGCTGAATCGACTAGCAAAAGTAATTTTTCTTATTTAAATTATACTAATAGTAATGCCAAAAGGAGTATATTTACAATAAAAGTAACGTTAGATGGAACAAAATATTCGAGCAATTTTGAATATTGTTCATTTAATTATTCCATTACAACAGAAGTTACTACAAACGTGAATATCATTGCTGGAAATAAATATGATATTTCACCAACGTATTCTTGGAATACAAATTTAACGCAAAATGTTGATGTTATTAATAAGTGGGGACTTGTTTTCTTTGATGGAAACAAAAATGAAATATTTAGAAAAAGTGATTTAAAACAAGAAAAATACACTCCAAGCATTGCCGAATGGAATAGAGTATTAAATGCAGCTGGTTCATCGTATTATGTTAGCGTAATATGCTATAATGATTATGGTGCACCATTGGCTTATTATTATACAAGAACAATGCAATTTACTAAGCCAGTAGATTTTGCAAATAAAAAATACTCTTTATTACCATCAGGTTATGGTTTCACTGAATCTTATGGAGATCAAACTACATATCCGATTCAATTAGCAGATTTAACAATAACTACTTCAAGAAAACGTTGCGGTTATATTGAGAATCAATATGTTAACTTATCACCACGTAAACAAGGCCAAGGTGAAGCATATCTTACTTACCATTTTGATAAATTGGTATATCGATTTGATATAAATCTTTCATTTTGGAGTGATTCGGAATACTTAGATTCCTCAGATAGTACAGCATATTTACAATACAAGGATGAAAATGGTGATTGGGTTACAGCATTAGATTTATTAAAAGATATTACTTTGTCCACAGACAGAACTAACCAAGACACATATTCAGTTATGTTTGGAGCAGGAACAACAGATGTTAGGATTATTATCGAAACAAGACCAATTGGCACTGCCAATAAAGGAAGAATAAGTGTTGGCAATATCGTAATATATGTAATCGATGACAATGAATAAAATTAAAAGATTTTTAAAATTAAGACTTAAAATTTTTATGATTATTTTGCCAATAGTATTTTTATTAGTATCTTGTGATTTTAACTCACAAAATTATGTGAAGATATTACAAGATAGTCCAATAGAAATATCTATTGGCTCTTCTTTTCAGTTGGATTATGAATGCTCCAGTAATCTAAAAGAGAAAGAGTCTATATGGAAAAGTAATAGTGAATGTATTCAAATAGATGAAAGCGGATTAATTATAGCAAAAGATGTTGGTACAGCAGTAGTTACATTAAAAGTTGATAATTACTCTGATAGTATCAATGTTCATGTTATCGACACATCAATTTACGAATTAGAGTTGAGTGCATCAAAATATGATATATATGTTGGTGAAAATATAAAATTAAATTGTCGTTTAAATAGTTTTGAGGATCAAAATATAAATGACGATGTTTTTAATTATCAAATTACATATGGAAGAGAATATGCTGATTTGAATAATGACATTCTCATTGGAAAAGGTGCGGGAATTGTTAGAATAATTGCCACTTATGGTAATATAAATAGCAATGAAATTGTTATTACCATTCATGAAAGAACTAGTGAAGAAATATTAACTTTGTCAGCATCAAAATATGAAATTTATGTTGGTGAAGTAGCTGAACTTACCTGTGACATATCTATTGTAGGTAATTCAGACATGCAGGATATTATTTATGAGATAATTGAAGGAGAATATTTCGCATCTATTTATAATAACTTAGTAACTGGTTTATCTAGCGGACAAGTAAATATTGTGGCTAAAAAAGGCGATATAATTAGTAATACCATAACCATTAAAATTATTGATGCATCAATTACTCAGAAAATCGAATTACGGGCTAGCAAATATTATTTATCTTCAGGAGAGAGTGCTATGCTCATTGCCACAAAATACCCAGAGTCTGCTACTGGAAAAATCACATATGAAATAACAAAAGGAAAATACTATATTTCATTATCAGGTGCTAACCAAATCATAGCTAATTCAGGTGGTGGAATTGCAACAATCGTCGCAAAGTGTGGAAATATCGTAAGTAACGAAATAGAAATTACTACTGTTAAAGGAAGTGGAAATCCAACTAATATATCTTTAACATCAAATAAACAAATATGTGGAGTTGGCGATTTTGTTACATTAGATTACGCCGTAACTCCCATTTCTGCTTCTAAAAACATTGAATTTATTTTCAATTTTGGCGATAAAAATGCCTATATTATTGGAAATAAAATATACATTACTAATGATGGCCCTATATGCATAGTAGGAAAAATCGGTAATGTTTATAGTAATGAAATACTGATTAATGAAACATCAATTGGTGACGATCCTTACAAAGACATAACAGAGCAAGAATTTTATTCTAACTACTCTTTAGCAAATAACTATATCGATGCTTATTATCGTTCATTACATGGTTTTATTTCTGGCTCAATTGAACTTCAAAAACAAGAACCGACTCTATCCAAATATATGCCTAAAGAAAATGGATTATATCTTAGAAACAGTTCAGCCAATTATTCAGCTGATGGTAACACGTACTATGTTATTGATTCATACGGAAATATTGTTAATGAAATATATAAGGGTGGAGGATATGTTACTTTAGAAGAAGTAGCTGCGTATATATTTGCTTTTGGAGAAGTTCCTGCAAATTATACAGAAAGAAAAACTGCTGATCCTAATACATCAATTTGGGGAAAGTATTTAAGACTAAATAATACATATTTTTCTGGAGATACCATCCAATATCCATATGAACCTGTCTTGCCGAATATTAGAGGCTGTGGAGGCGAGTTATATTATTATGAAGTTGACATAGGAACTACAGGAACAAATTGTGATCCGAAGTATCCTCCAGCAAATTACAACAATGGTTATTCCATTTCAAGAGGAGCAGCAAGAATTGTTTATACTCGCTATGACGCAAATGGAGATAAAATAATAGATGTAAATGAAAAATATTTATTCTATACGTATAACCATTATAACGATTTTCAAGAATATTTGAATTATCAAGGTGGTTGGGGAGAAATGTTTGGAAACATTACTGGTGGCGGAGAAATATCTTCATCAACAAACTATAATCCGACAAGTTATGTTCAAGTTATCTTTAAAAATTTCACAGATAATTCATCATATCATATGAATGTTGAATATTGTTATGCTTTATTAACCCAAATTAAAAGAAAAGAATTTCTTTTTGGATTATGTTAAAACTTTAAGTGCTGATATAAACAAATAAAAAAACAAATTATGAGATTTCCTATTTGGGAAGTCTCTTTTTTATACTCAATTTTATAGGAGGTGGACAAAATGACAGATAGTTTTGGCTTGAAGATTGGTCTTGAAGGCGAAAAAGAGTTCAAGGCAGCACTTGTATCGATAAATCAGTCTTTCAAAGTTCTAGGCTCAGAAATGAAGCTAGTAGAGAGCCAATTCGATAAAAATGACAATTCTGTACAAGCATTGACTGCAAGAAATGAAGTCTTGCAAAAATCAATTGATGCTCAAAAGCAAAAGATAGAAACCTTGCGTTCAGCCCTTGCTAATGCAGCCGATTCATTTGGCGAGAATGATAGAAGAACACAAAATTGGCAAATTCAATTAAATAATGCACAGGCCGAACTAAACAAAATGGAAAAAGAGTTGAATGCTAATACATCAGCTCTTGATAGTACAGGAAAAGAGATGGACGGTGTTGCTAAAAGTGCAGACGATATGGGTGATGATATCGAAGATGCTGGAAAGTCTGCAGAAAAGTCTGAAAGTAAGTTTAGCGGCTTAGGATCAGTCTTAAAGGGAATTGGTGCTGCTACGGTGGCAGTCGGAGTAGCTGCAACTGCAATGGCTGTAAAACTTGGTAAAGAAGTAATCTCTGCTTATGCTGATTATGAGCAACTAGCAGGCGGCGTTAAGACGTTATTTGGAACTGAAACATCAAGTGTAGAAGAATATGCAAAGTCTGTTGGAAAATCGGTTGATGAAGTACGAGACGAATACAATAGTCTTCTTAATGCACAACAAAAAGTAATGAATGATGCTGATAACGCCTATAAAACCGCAGGTCTTTCAGCTAACGATTACATGGAAACAGTTACTTCGTTTTCTGCGTCTCTTATTGCATCGCTTAATGGAGATACGGAAGCTGCTGCAACTAAAGCTAATCAAGCAATCATAGATATGGCTGATAACGCTAATAAAATGGACACTGATATGTCTATGATTCAAAGTGCTTATCAAGGATTTGCTAAACAAAACTATACGATGCTTGACAACCTTAAACTTGGGTATGGTGGTACTAAAACCGAAATGGAGCGTTTGCTTGCCGATGCATCAGAAATAGCAGGCGTTGAATTTAGCATTGATTCTTATGCCGATATAGTCGATGCAATCCATATTATTCAAACGCAAATGGGTATTACTGGTACTACAGCAAAAGAAGCAGAATATACGATAACTGGTTCGATTAATTCACTTAAATCGGCTTTGCAAAATCTTATAACAGGATTTGGAAATTCTGAAGCTGATATCCAAGGCTTATGCGATAACGTTGTTAATGGCTTTAAGGCAGTGGTAAAAAATATTACGCCAATCATCGGAAACATTATATCGGCTTTGCCAACAGCAGTGGATGCGTTAATTGATGCTGTTGGCGATTTGCTACCTACATTTCTTACAATGGTTACTAACTTGTTCTCGGAAGTTCTAGAAACATTGCTTAATTTGCTACCTAGTCTAGTTCCTGCAGCGATGGATTCGTTGTTTACCATAGTAAATACACTTATAAAGAACTTACCTCTTATCATAAATGTGGCTACAAAAATTGTTACAAGTTTAGCTTCAGGTATTGCAAAATCAATGCCAAAACTAATACCAACTATTGTTCGAGCTGTGATAGAGGTATGTGAAACATTAATCGCTAATCTTCCTGTGCTCCTTGATACTATTCTTCAAATTGTAGAAGGCATAGCAAAAGGGATACTTGATGCAATACCAATCATAATTGCAACTTTACCTAAGGTTATTTTGACGATTATAAATTTTATAATAGGTGCAATCCCTCAAATTATAGAAACAGGCATCCAACTATTTACTAGTTTGATAGGAGCTTTGCCAGAAATAATAGAAGCGATAATAGATGCAATTCCTCTTATAATTGATGGAATTATTAATGCTATTGTTGAAAATTTACCACTCATAATTGATGCAGGTATTAACTTATTTGTAACGCTCATTCAAGCGTTGCCTGAAATAATTGAAATGATACTAACTGCAATACCTAAAATTATCAAATCGATTATAGATTCACTTATTGACAATATTCCTTTAATTATACAAGTAGGAATTGATCTATTTACTTCGCTAATTACAAATCTCCCAATGATTATTATGGAAATAGTAAAAGCTGTGCCACAAATACTTTCTGCCATTATTAATGGATTTAGCAGTGGTTTTTCACAAATGGCGGATGTAGGAAAGAACCTAGTTCGTGGCTTATGGGAAGGCATACAAAGCTTAGCTGGATGGATCTGGGATAAGGTTAGTAATTGGGCAGGAGATTTATGGAGTGGTATTAAAAATTTCTTTGGTATTCACTCTCCATCTAAAAAGATGGCTTGGATCGGCGATATGATGATGGAAGGATTAGCAAATGGTATTGATGAAACAGCAAGTGAAGTACTAAGTTCCGCAAACGGAATGGTCAATAATTTAAATAACGTATTCGATGGTTTATCTGCTGATATGAGTGAAATACCTACCGATTTTAATGTTTCAAGTGCTGCTAATTCCATAAATAGCGATAAGCAAGCAAATCAAGGTGGATTAGTGCTTCAACTTAGTATTGGTAATTTTAACAACTATTCAAATGAAGATATCACAAGTTTGACTGAGGAAATAATGGAAACTGCAGGTAATTTTGCAAAAAGAAAAGGAGTAGTGTTCGCATGAGTTATTTTGTTTTTAATGGTATTTCTAGCGAGAGCATGGGAATTCGAATTCAATCTAAAAGTGTATATTCTGCACCAAAATATGATCTATCTTTAACCTCTATCCCTGGACGAGATGGTGACCTCATAAGTCCAAATGGAAGATTTAGCAATATAACTATTTCTTACAATTGCTTTTTACCTGCAAAGTCTATTGAAGAATTAGCAGAGAAAATTACTAAAGTAAAAAATTGGCTCTATAAAGAACCAGGCAAGTACCACGATTTAACTGATAGCTACGATAAAGAATTCTTAAGGAAAGCTTTGTTTAATAGCAAACTAGATATTTCTGATGAATGCATGAAGATAGGAGTGTTTACGATTTCCTTTTCATGCAAGCCACTTAGATATTTGATTTCAGGACTTGCAAAGCAAACATATTCAAGTGCGGTAATTCTTACAAACGAGTTTAGTTTTTCTACTAAGCCTTATATCAAAGTAAATGGCAAAGGGTCAGGAACACTAACTATAAATAACAAAGTCTGGCGTTTTGAAACGTTAAACGGCTATACAGAATGCGATTCTGAACTTATGAACTATTATCACGATACAACGCTTAAAAACGACAAAGTAACTGGTGATGGATTTCCTGCTTTTGAGTATGGCGAAAATCATATCGAATTTAGTGGTGGAATAACAAGCATTGAGATTATTCCAAGGTGGGTGAGCTTATGATTCCGATTTTATATAAAGAAGATGCAATTAATTTTTCGACATTTGGTATAGGCGTGCTTGCCGATACTATCTCATGTTTAGTAACTGAAGAACGAAATGGCGCTTATGAATTGACTTTGAAGTACCCTATAAATGGTTCTTTGTATGGCGAAATAAAAAAGGAACGTATTATAAAAGCGAAGCCAAATGATCTATCTAATCCACAAGCATTTAGAATATACAGAATTACTATACCGATTAATGGCATAATTACTATTTATGCCGAACACATTTCCTATGACTTAATCAATATCGGAGTTATCCCGTTTTCACTTTCTAATGTCGTGCCTCAAGTTGCAATCGATACATTGCTTAAAAAGACAGTTCTTTCACATAACTTTACTTTTAAAACGGATTATACTGTTGCAAAGGACTTTGAAGTAAAAAAGCCTCAAAGTGTGAGAGCTTGTCTTGGTGGAACTTATGGCAGCCTTCTAAATAAATGGGGTGGTGAGTTTGAATGGGACAATTTCTCGATAATCCATCATAAAGGTAGAGGAAGTAATAAAGGCGTCGTGATTGAGTATGGTAAGAATCTAACAAAACTTGACCACGATAGCGATATCTCTGAAGTCTATACAGATATTCTGCCTTATGCAGTTATTTCTAGTGGCGATGGAAACGATGTGGTTTGTACGCTTAGCGAACAGATTTTACCAATAACAAGTACATTGGCTAAAAGGAAAACTCTTATAAAAGATATGACCGATTCCTTTGATAGCAACGAAGAAATAACAGAAGAGAAGCTAAGAGAGAAAACTTTGAAGTATATAAGCGATAATCCACTCGGTGTAGAAAATCCCACAATCACAATTAGCTTTGAGCCGTTATGGAAACAGCCTGAATATTCATCGCTTTTAGAGCGAGTCTCTCTTTGTGATATTGTTACGGTAAAGCATACAGAGATTGGAGTATCGGTCAAAACAAAAGTAATAAAAACAACATACAATACTTTGCTTGAAAAATACACAAGTATAACGTTAGGCAGTACAAGATCTAACTTTCTTAAGCAAGTGCAAAGCATCGAAAGCAAAATTGAATCAACAAAAACAGAGGTGGATAAATTTCCATCTCTTTTAAATTATGCGATAAACACTGCCACAAAACTTATAACAGGTAATTCTGGTGGATATGTCATTTTGCATTCAGCTGCAAAAGATGGCAAGCCCTATGAACTGCTTATTATGGACAAGCCTAATATCAATGATGCTCTAAAAGTGTGGAGATGGAACGTCAATGGGCTAGGCTATTCCAAAAACGGATACAACGGACCTTACGAGACCGCTATTACATCTGATGGGCAAATCGTAGCGAATTTTATCACTTCAGGAACATTGATGGCAAACATTATTAAAGCTGGTGTTATTTCTTCAAAAGACGGTAGCTCTTATTGGAATGTTGACACTGGTGAAGTGGTTCTTAAATCCTATGTTACCAATGATGATTTTGATGGCAAGGTGAGTGAAATCGACAAGAGAGAGTCGAAGATAGAATCCAATATCAACGGACTTACAAGTACGGTATCTTCAATAGGTAAGCGAGTCGATACTGCTGAGAATGATATTTCGAGTCTTGATTATGACGTTACCACACTTACTCAGAAAGCTGATGCGATAGAACTTAAGGCAAACACCAACGAGAAGAATATTTCCTCTCTTACGATTGTCTCTGATAAACTTGCATCAAAGGTTGCATCGAATGAAAGTGACATCTCTAATTTGGAGCAGACAGCAGATTCAATCAATGCTGCTGTTTCAAAGAAGGCGGATTCGGAGGGAGGAGTTTCCTCGTCATTTGGATATAAGCTCAAATCTACAGGCTTTGAACTCTACTCCAACAATAAAACCGTTATGAAGGTAAACTCCGCAGGTCTCGAAGTAAATGGAAAGATAACATCAACAGAAGGCGAGATAGGTGGCCTCATGATTACGGAAAGCGGCCTTAAATACACAGGCAATTGGAACGCTACCTTCTGGATAGGTGATCTTTCAACTGATCCGAGAATGCCTACCTATGCGATATTTTCTAGGACACAAAGAATCGATGATTGCATCATGGGCTTAAAAAGCAACGCTTATGGCGAAAACTTCTGGGTGGAGTTTAAACCAGAGGGATATTGCACATACAGGTCAAGCGACAGCGAGGATGCAGAATTAACAGGGAAAATCCCTTATGGCTCTATGAACAGGATCTGCTGGCTTCATAGCCCGCTTGGCTCGTCATACGAAGGATCCAATGCCACATGCCCTCAGATAATCGTTTTTAACTACACTGTTGCTAAGTCGACTTATTCGACAATTGACCTTGATGTCTATGGCATCAACGAAATTATTGGCGCATCTCTTACTGAGAAGGACACGCCAAGCACAGGCTCGAACAATCAGTGGTTTTCAATCGATAAAAAGAAAATCACTATCCATAACACCACTGGAGGTTCAAAAACATATTCAGTGATAGTGATTGCTGTATAGGAGAAACTAATGAAAAAGGTAAAAATTAATGAACAAGGCTTTGTTGAAAGTCCGTATATTAGCGATGCATCAATTGAGCGTGATGTTAATGATGAATTATATGAAAAGCTCATGACATGCACCATAGGAATGAACTGGCGATTAGTAAACGATGAATTTATTATGGTTGATATTCTTGAAGACAATGTCATAAGAGAAAGAAGACAAATCGAGTGCTTCAATTTCGTGGATAACCGATCGCAATTATGGTGGAATCATTTATCAAATGAGCAAAAGGAAGAACTAAACAAATGGTATGAGGCTTGGCTTAATGCTCCAGAAACAAGGATTATACCTGAAAAGCCAAACTGGATAGATTAGGAGGAAATTATGGAAGTAGGACAAATAATTATAACTATCGCATCAGTGATTACTGCACTTGGTGTTATATTCGGCGTGATATTTGCAGTTTATAGATGGTACTTAAAACAAGAAAAACAGGACAAGGACATCAAGGCGATAAAGGAAGAACAAACCCTTTTAACCTATGGTGTCCTTGCTTGCTTAAAAGGTCTAAAAGAACAAGGTTGTGATGGGCCAGTCACGACTGCGATAAACCAAATTGAAAAACACATAAACAAACAAGCTCATAAATAAAAGGAGGATCTAACTTATGAATGAAATTATTTTAAACATTATATCTGTAGTAGTAACGGCTATAATTTTGCCATTAATATCTTATGCAGGAGCAAGGCTTATCACTTGGCTCAACACAAAAATTAAAGACGAAAATGCAAAACAGCAATTAACTGTCGCCACCGACATCGTAACAAATGCTGTAAGAAGTGTATTTCAAACTTATGTTGAATCTTTGAAGAAAAATGGCACATTTGATAAAGAAAGCCAAAAAGCAGCTCTTATTAAAGCAAAAAATGATGCACTTGCACAAATGACTGATGAAATCAAAGAATATATAACTAAAAATTATGGCAATTTGGAAACATGGATTATTACTCAAATTGAATCTACTATTAACATTTTAAAGAATAATTAAGCAAAAAGAATTCTGACTTTTCAATTAAATATATTCATTTTTATACATTTATTTGCATGTATTGGAGATAAATTTGATTTTTAGGTGTATTTATGTTAGAATATTATCGAGAAGAAATGCTATAAGAAATGCTATCTAAACTCCAAAAAAATTAAATGAACTTTAACATTTTCAAGTCGATTCAACATATTGGGGGCGCATATATGGAAAGAATGAAAAATACATATTATTTGAAAATAATTAAGGCAACTTTAATTATGCTCAAATTATCTATTGATTTAATGCTATAACAACTATGTTTTTTAATTATGTGGAGGAAAAAATGAAAGGAAGAATTTTTGCTTTATTAAGTTTAACTGTTTTACTTTTTGCACACTTAAGTGTTAGTTCAAAATCTCACAATACTATTTATTCAAATGATGCTCCTAGACTAGAAAAAATAAATCAAAGTTATTATATAGATGGGCAAGAAGCATTGGAAGTTGATACAATTATAAATAATGATAGTAGTAATTATTCAAAAAGTATAATTGAAAGTAATGAACAAGAATGGAATATCGCAACTAAAAATTATACTAACAACACTTTACAATTTATAAATTTTGATCAAAATCATTATTCATTTAGGCAATTTGCATTTGATTCAAATAATGCTAGCAATTCAAAAAAGTCTATAAGTAAAAATGTTCATTCAAATAATCAAACAAAAATAATAAACACTGATGAATCATCTTCTGTTACTTCAGACAATATTGTTGGAACTGAAAAATGTAATTATTCAATGAAATCAATAATAGGTTCTGATGATAGACAATTGATTTCTAACCCTAATTCATGGCCTTATAAAGTGGCTGGACAATTAGTTATAAAATATGTTGTTCAAAATAATGTCACTGGGAATCAGGATAATATGTATTTCATTGGAACAGGATTTTTAGAAGGACCTGATTTGTTGGTTACTGCTGGTCATTGTTTATATGGTGATGTAACAAATAGTGGTGATTACGAAGACCATATAAATAATCCACGTTTCGCTGATGAAATCTATTATTATCCAGCTCGAAATGGAAATGTAGATCCATATGGTGGAGTCAAAATTGAACGTTCATATATTGAAAAAGAATATTATTTAAATCAACAAAAAGATTGGGGATGTTGTAAATTATCTAATCCTATAGGTAATCAAACCGGTTGGTTTGGTAAAATAAGCAATTTTTACGAAAAAAATTATGAAATTACAACATTTGGATATCCAGGTAGTAAAAGTGGTTTTATGTATAGTTCTACAGGAATTATGACTGAATTTGAAGATAATGGTTGGTACTATAGAACAAATTTAGATACAGAAGGTGGACAAAGTGGTTCACCATATAGAGTGACAATAAATGGCAATACATACGTTTGCGGAATTCATACTTATTCTGTAGGAAATTCTTATACTGGTGGCATTAGAATTGATAGTTTTATGTTTGCTTTTTTCAATAGTTTTGTAACTGGAGATAAGGTTTATCAAATTAAACCTACAGATTATAACTATGCTGATGCTTATCCTGTTGATTCATATACTGAAAACACTTTTGTAAGCCACAGCCTTGATAATGGCTTGGATTTTAGAACAAGAAGATATAGGACAGGATATATTCACAACGAGTATATTGTTATGTCATCTATTCGCAAGGGAATTCCTAAAAACGAAGCAATGATTGAATATTCATTTAATTCACCTGTTACACGTATTGAAGTAGATTTAGCTTATTGGCGTTCGGTTTCTAATGAATGGTTATCCAGTTCAAATGGATCGGCTGTATTGCAAATTAAAAATGGTGAAGGGTGGTCTAATAAATTTGATTTGCTATCAAAAGAAACAGCCTTACCAACTAATAGAAGCAATCCTACAACATACACAATTGATTTTGACCATCCTGTTTATGTTTTTAGATTTTTTTGTCATTATAATGGTACGTCAACTCTAGATTCTAACCGTGGTAGGATATGTATCGGCAATATGAATGTATGGATGCAATCAGAAAATTATATGCCTCTAAATGGTTCTGAGTTGGAATATAAACCAAGCGAATGGAATAATAATAGTATGAGTAACTACAATTGCTATGCATATGCTCTAAATACAAAACTTCATGGTTTTATGCAACCAGGAGCAAGTGATTCAAGCTATAATCCGTATGATTCAAACTATTTAACAGGCTCAAAACTATATGAATATGTGCTACTTGATGGACAAAACTACAATTTTTCATTTAAACCCATTGGTAAATATGATGCTTGTGACATAGGATATTATAAGGTAGCTTTAGTAATAGCTCCAAATCGAGATTATCATTGGTATAGGCAAAATTATGATGGAACATGGTCACATAAGCCAGGTGGAACAGCTGTTACAAATCTTGATCGAAAAGGTAATCTTATTTATGATCCTGAATCCTGTGATAGAACAACTGGCTTTCCATCGTATTCTGAATTTGTAGGTTTTTATCAAGTTAATGTGAGTAATATGATTTAATGAGGAGAATAAGTATGAGAGTAATAAAAAAATGTCTATTCTTAATTATAGGATTATTATCAATTTCTTCTTGTGGAAATAATACGGAGGGTAATACATTGAAAAATCCTGAAATAATTGAAAAATATAAAGAGTATTATCAATATGGAGAAGCTGCGAAAGGCATAGAAGTTTATGCTTGGAAAGAGTCTTCCGATTGGTTTTGCGTCTTAACTGGTGGTACCAATATGCTAAAAACCACTTATGAAATAAAAAAACTACAAGACGATTTACCATGTCCAATCAACACTATGAAAGAAATATTGAAATCTTATAATAAGACTTTTGCTATTCCTTATGTTGCTAGGGTATCAAATCCTCCAAAAGAAGAAGAATTAACTCATAATTTTGATGTCGATACGTTAAAATCGGATAATGAATTTCTCGAAATTCTTATGAAACTTGGTATATCTTCTAAAGACTATTTTAATCAAAATTCTAATTATGAAAACAATAGTAATGAATCAAGTGACAATAAAAGTGAAACAGATGAAACATTTTTGGTTAAAACTATACCTAATAGTTTCACCTTTCATGACTCCGTGTATGTTGATAAAAATATAAGAGTTGATAATAATCGAATAGGACAACTACTTGGTTATATTATCCGTCAGGATGACATTGATGATTTTTTAAAGATGTATCCAAATAATGAATATGTGATTTATGATAGTGTATTCGATTATTACAACAAGAATAGGGTTCCATTCTTTAGCATTAAAGATGATGATGACTTGAAATATATTTGTTGTAATAATGAACTGTATGTAAAAGAAGAAATATATGTAGAATAATAAAATTATGTAGTTTATAAAAGATTTATTAAAACAA